TTAAAGCCAGGATTAAATGCCCTATCGTCGATCCTTTCACTTTCGATCTTCTTTTTAATTTCTTCGGTTACTCCTTTATAAAGTATTTCTCTTGAATCAGATAGTAATTCTAATCCTCTATCAATAGACTTTTTTAAGTCTTGCATTTCTCTTTTAAAATCGTCTTTCATAGTTTTATATGCTTGAATAATCCTAGGATTTGATTCATTTTTTATTCTTTGGATTATGATTGATCCAGTTTTCTATTTCTGTTTCTGACCACTTACCATCGGCTCCACGTAATGGAAAATTTTTCTTTGGATCATCCCTCCATCTATCAAGCGTTTCTTCTGTTATTCCTAGCTTTCTGGCTACCTCAATTCTTCTAAGTCTCTTGTTAGCAATCACACTTAGAACTAAGTCCATCTTTGAATTGAGTTTATCAAACTCCTCTCTTATTGTATCTTCACTCATATTATTTTTTAGTTTATCTTCTTGGCATTGGCTGAGGTCGATTAATCAGAATTTCTTTTCTTACTTGAAATACCGGAACGACTGGCGGTAAAGTAGGAGGGCCGGGGATCACGGAACCTCCTGGACATCCTGCTACACTTCCCATAATTCAAATTCCGTATAAGTCTTTCTGACAATTGATTGAGCAGAACATTCCAAATCTTGACACGCTGCCACAAACCGGGCAAAACGGCCCTTCATCCTCTGATTTGGATTTCATAGATTTTTCTATATCTTTGCTTTCATGCTCACTTTCCGCACTTATTGAGTACAGTTTCAGAAATGCAGTCAATCCAGACTGTGTAGAATCACCATTTCCTATTTTGTTCGCTTGTCCTTGCATCTGATTAGATGTTTAAGTGTTTTTTATTATTTTTAGCTGAATTATGATGTAAATATATACTAGTATACTTTCAATTGCAAGTTTAGTTTCAAAAAATTTGATTGTATACTTTCAAAAACATGCAAGATTTTGAAGAAATTAGAAATAGATTTATAAAGATTTATAAACATTTCGGAGAGAATTATAGTGAATTAGGCCGAATTTGTGGGGTTACACACACCGCAATTAAAAACATTGTGGCTGGTACAGCTAAAAGTTTTGATGTAAGTATACTTTCAAATTTAAATAAAAATGCAACTGAAATAAATTTGAATTGGCTAATTACGGGCACTGGAAGTATGCTAAAGGAGGCAAAAGAAAAAAATCACGACGAATCCTATCTAACAGATAATAAGGACTTAGAAACAATTAAAAAAGAAAGGGATAGCTATAAGGATAGGCTTCTGAAACAATACGAAAGGTATCAGGCACTGGAAGAAAAGTATAATGAACTAAATGCAAGGCATGAAGAAGCCATAAAGAAAAAGAAGGCATAAATAAAGATTATATTCCTTTAAAAAACTCTTCCAAAGAATTAAAGCCAAGTGCACTAAGTATATCAATAAGCGTGGTAATATTTATTGGTTCCCCTTTTTCAGCCCTATAAATAGTCTGTCGGTTAAATCCCTTATCAATTGCAAAGTTTTCATAAGAAGTATAGCCAGCTGCTTTTCTGTGTTCTTTTATTCTGTTCCCTATCTCGGAGAGTTTAATTGTCTTATCCATTCCCCGAAATTGTATGTTATGTATGATAATTATTACCTAATAATTTTTCCATAAAATATCATACAAAGACAACCATGTAAGTATATATACGTTTACACACCAAATCTTAGTTTATACCCTGGAAATTGAGGCGAATGACCACTTTCATTGATCCGTCCAATGTTAGTAAAAAGACAAAATTTTTAGTAAACATTTCACCTAACTATCGTATATTAGAGTATAATTTTTAAACAATGCAATTGGGTCGCGATGCGGTACCTGCTCTTAGTCAGACTAAGGCCGCAAACAATCAGGACAAGCGAAATAATGATTTTTTAGCCTATAATTTTAAACCAGAAATTCCAGATTTAACTTGGCAACGCACAGGTCAATTAAGAAGAATAATCGAGGAGCAGGCATTGGAAATTGCAAAACTAAAGAACTCGGAGTTATACGCCAAGGACAATGCTAATAAGTATTACAACGAAAGTCACTATTATAAAGACAAGTGCATAGAACTTTATGAGAAGCTTCAGGAAAATGGAGTAAAAGTTGAAATGAATTTTTTAAGGGTAGCAGGGTAAAAACATTAAATTATTTAATAATAATTAAGGGGCATCATGGCCCCTTTTTTATGACACCTTCGCTACTTGAGCCTTCTCTCTATTCTCCTTAATAACATCTTCTGGACTGATACCAACATAATGCCTGAATGATTTATAATCTCTATGTCCAGTAGACTTCATTACTGTATAAGGACTTATTCCTTGAACTAATTTAAGAGTGGCAAAGGTCTTTCTTGCGGTCTTACTTGTAACTGGAATACGGGTAAGCTTAACCTCATCCATTTTCATAATTACCTTAAGAGCATCGTTTAATTTTTGCCCAGAAAGAGTAGGGAGCAAACCATTGTATTTTTCATAAATAAATTTCGGCCTGAAATAAAGATCATCAAAGAATGGGATGATAGCCTGCCCTGCTGTTTTGCTTTGGCTTAAATCAATGTAATCCTTTTTGAAGTTTGATTTATTTAAATTGTTATAGTCAGAAATTCTTAGTCCAGTCGAACACATGAAAAGAAATATATCCAAATAGTGTTGTTTATCGCCTAGATCTAGACTCCAAAGTTTCAATAACTCTTCTGCTGTCAATGGTTCCGCCTCCTGATACATCTGAGGCTTTTCGAATGACCTATATATTGGATTAACTGGAAGACCTTGGTTTAAGGCCCAATTCAAAAACGTTTTTAAACCCTTGATATAATTTCCGAAAGTATTAGGGTGGAGTTCCAATTCATTGATAAAATAGGTTCTTGCCTTACCATAGAATTTCATATCCATACTTTTAAAAGTCATTGGATGCTTTTTGGCGAACTCTTTAAATCCATCAATACATGTATTATAGTGTTGGAAGGTCCTTATTTTTAATTTCTGTCCGGACAACTTACTCACCCGAGATTTACTTTCCTCCATAAAATCTTGCCAGTAATCAAAGAAATCTTTTTCAACCTTTCCAGTTGCTATGGCCATTTTGAAATTATCCCAGGTTAAAATCTCTCGGTTCTTAAGTTCATAATAAACATCCTCTGCCTTTCGTCTCAATTCCCTAATTCGTCTATTGATATGATCGTATTCTTTACCCTTAGCCTTCTGAGTTTTTTTAAGCCAATCTTCAGGGAAAATCCTTTCACCAGTGTATACAACTATAGGTTTTGGAAGTCCGCAATGAATATGCATTTCAATTTGAAATGGAGTAGACCTGTTTTCTTTTTTCGCTTTTGCGGTTCTTTTGTCTCTTAAATAAAAATGTACTTCAAACATTGGTCACTGAATTTGGTCACTGAATTATAAAACCGAATTACGTATTTTAGACTTTAAAAAGCTAATTAATTTTATATAATTTGATGATTATCAACATATTTTAAGCTTTATTAAGCCAATCGTACTTTACGAGGATTTATAAAAAATAGTCTCTCCGGGTGCACTTTATAGTATATAATCAATTGATTATCACCATTATTATAAAATGTTGGTCATTGATTTGGCTACTAAAAATAAAACCCCTCGCAGAAGTTAGAGGGGCTATCTAAAGCCTTTTGGAAAGTAATATAATTCAGCTAAAATTAAACAACTTAAACGAAAGGCTTCGAAGTACAAAGATATATAATTACTTTCAATTAATTAGAAGGTGTGGAAAGATTATAACCTCGTTTTTGGTGAGGTTTAATTGTACCTTTTTAGACCTAATTAAAATGTCGCTAAAAACGATATTATACCATTTTCCTGACGTCTGGAAAATGCGAAATTATTGTAATTGATCATATTCCTGGCATCGGCAAATTGATCATAGTTTTAAACCCCTCAAAAATGGGGGTATTAAAAAAGGGGCCGAAGCCCCAAACCAAACTAATTTCTGGGCGCACCCAAAATCTGTCCATGGTGGAAAATAAAAAAGCCCTCGGATGAGAGCTTTAAAGTAATAGAGGGTTAGGATTATTTAGGGGCTTTCTTTGTTGCTTTAATTTCTATCCAACCGACCGCTTCCAACATTTCAACTTTCTTCCAATAGGATAGTTTCTTTGTTTGATTGCCTGAGTTATTCAAATACCGGCTTTTGAACGTCCGGTACTTTGTAATGAATTCGGTATCCTGGTCTTTCCAGGTATCAATTAGTTTTTGGAAAAGCTTTTCAATTTTTTCTACAGTCATTATTTATGCCCACAATTTTTTGGCTAACATAACCTTTTTTTCTAATTCATTTACTTCTTTTTTGGCATAACTTAAAGCAAATGCGTGACATCTTTCGATTGTACCGTTCTTTAGTCCTTCGTGCTTTGCCTTTGCTTTTTCAAGCTCGAATTCATAAAATTCTAAACTTTCAGGCATAGACAAATTAATATCACTGGCTTTGCTTTCCCAATATTTTGCCCGCTCCTCTAAATTTTCAGCCTTATCTCCAAACTCCACACATTTAGCCATTCGGTTGTGATTTCTTTCAATTAATGCTCTATGTCTTTTTTCGCTATGGTGCCCTACTTTAATTGGTTCGGCCAGTGCTAAGAAATCTTTTCCCTCCTGAGAAGCTTTCCAATATTCTGTACTTTTCTTTTCTGCATTTAAAGCGGCCTGTTCTAGTCGTTCCGCTTTTCTTTTTGCCCATTCTTGAACATTAAAACCGTCAGCACGAACAATTGAATAATAAAAGAACCCGTCCTTTTCGGCAACTAAGTTAAAAACTATGCACTCGTTTTCTTTGCCGTATTTGGTAGTTACTAGGATAGTTTCTCCTTTTTCATGTTTCTCTGTACACTTTGCAAGGAAAACATTTGGTACGTATTTACTGTAGGTGTTCATGGTTATATTATATAGTTTGTTAGTTTTTATTAATTACTATTTAATGCTTTATTAAAAGCAAGTCCTTTCGGGATTATAAAGTGTCTTAATTTTATTCAAGACATCTTCACTTACCCAATAATTATTTAGATTTTTATAGATTACATTTTTATGAGTTAAAATGCAGTTGCTTCCATATTTTTTCAATCCTTCTATTTCAAAATTTGCCATTACTTGAAATCTTTCGTTCAATTCAGTTTTGCTATAAAATATTGTAGGTGTCATAATGTTGCTGTTTTAATTTAAAGAATATTCCAAGATTTTAATTTTTCAATCACAGCCTTTTTAGAGGCGTATTTTCTATCCTGCGAGCAATTTTCATAAATCAAATTTTCTGAGGAGATATAAGATCCCATAATTATCTGACCATTATAAGATATACCTACCATTTTTGGAACTGATGTTTTAGCAACTCTAATTTCGTACAGTTGTCCATTTTTTAGCGCAAGAATGTCTTTTGTGATCTGTTCTTTTGTTGTGGATTTTATAGAAGTTTTCATAAATATTGCTGTTTTAATTATCTAACGTAAAGATAATACAAAATGTTTCACTGTGCAACATTTTAGACAAATATTTTTATACTTTTTTCTTCGGTGGCTTAATTCCCTTTTCTTGATAAACTTTTTCTATTCTTTCCTTCATGTTCTTTTCACACTCACATTTTTTATTTAGTGGCGCTTGACAGGTTTCGCAGAATTTTGGTTTGTTCATTTTTTATTGCAAATCGCGATATGAGATTACTCACAGATAATAGGTGCTTTTATAGTTACTCCGTATTGAGAATCGATTAATTGAAATGCCTGTCTTGGAGGCTCAAAGCTGGCCCCTATTTCTTGAGCAAATGTATCAAATCCTTTAAGGGATGCGTTAACAGTTGTTTCATTTGGATAATAACCCAGTGTATGGAAATGCCCCAATGAATTAAATGCAGCTTTAATGGTCTTATCCCAAAATGCTATCTTTTTAATTAAAGGTATTGATAGCCCTCCGATTCCTCCATTGTATTTTATTTGCTGACCGTGGAAGAAACGACCTAGTAAATCATAGATCTTATAATAAACAAGCGTAGAATCATCTATTACAAATTCAACCTTAGATCCAAACTTTGCCTTTAGGTTATGGTAAATTATTTTTTCAAAGTTAGTTTCTCCCTGGTTTGCTATTTGCATTTTCTTAGTAGTTCTTCCGTGATTCCCCCAATTACAAACACCTACTACCCGCTTAAACTTTCCTTTTTCGATGACATATTCTAGGGAGTTTCCAAGTAGTTCGGTAGCGTAAATAGTAGCGTCAATAGGAGACATGGAATTAGTTTGCTGTAATTCTTCATGAATCCATCCCCCTATAAAATCACCTCCCAGATGAAGTACAATGTTATCAATTTTAACATCGCGTCTTTCCTTTTCTACTAACTTAATTGTATTGATCGCACAAAGTTCGCTCCTCTTTTTTGCTATTTCAGGATTGTATTTATTTAATCCGTTTACTTTTCTTGGATTTACAACTTCGTCAACATGCCAATCAGACCAAGTGACCTTTGCGGTAGCTTCGTGCTTTCTATCAGATTTAATTGGTTTGATTTTTTTATAATTTATTTCTTGCTCGGAAAGAAGAAGGAGGTCATTGTATTGTTTATCTAGGGATTCGAAGCGATTAAGGAGGGAATTGTATTTACTTTTGCTATCTTCTAACCTTGCTTTATACTTTCGCTCTATTATATCAATGTCGATCGGTTCACAAGAAAGCAGTTTCTTTATATCGCTTTCCTTTGAGTTTTTCAAGAATTCATAATATTCAGGTTTCCTAAAAAACTCTGGCAGGTCAAATCGGTTCCGTTTACTCATTATCTTCTAAGTTTATAGGCCACATAGAAAATTAACATTAACAGTAATAGGCCTCCCATATTTATTTCACTGCTTTTATAATTAAGATTCCAACTAGTGCTGCCTCTCCTACTCTTAAAGCTGTCTTTCCAAACTTCTTAATAAATAATCCTACTTTAGTTTTTTTCTTTTCTTCTACTCCCGTGCTGTCAGTTTTAAATCCGGTATTACCTGGATCAAGTTTGTATTTATTGTCTATTTTTCTTCCTGAAGTGTCTATTGTTTGAATATCTAGCTCATCTTTCTTTTTATCATATTCAACTCCAGTTATTATAGTGCTGCTTTCTGCTTTTCTCCTTGCTTGCTTGTCAGGTTGTTTTTCAACTTGCTTTTCAACAGGATCAATATTTGGAGTAACTGTGATAGGTTTTACTTTGGCAACAGAATCTATCTTTGTAGTATGGTAATGAACCTCTGATTTAAAATCAATACAGGAAATAACCCATATAAACCAGCCGAATAAGCCGAGTCCAATTAAAATATAAATGTCATTTTTATACTTGGTCATTCGGTTTTCTTTCCTTTAAATATCGAAATGTACTTTTCAATACCTACGAATCCACAACCAGTAATTACGATTGACTGCCAGGAATCATAAACAAACTCTTCAATCTTAAACCCGAAGAACTGCTGGCCTATAGTCATTATAACCATTACCAAAACAGCCAGAAAAAGAGTACATCTTTTAGCAGATAGTTTCCCGTCCTGGTCGAAGAATGAAGTGAGGATTATTTTAATCATGTTAGAATAATTTTAAAATTCCTGTATTGTATAAAATAGCCTCTGAAGCTCTTCTTTTTTGTAGTCCTGGTAATACATCCATTGTAGTGGTTCCGTTATCATGATGTACTTCACCATAAACCCACTTTCTAAACTCTGATTCGATTGAGGCACTATTAGGATCTTGCTTGATTGTTTTAAGCAGATTGGATTTCTTTAGATTTCCAGCACCTTCATTGTAAATAAAGCTTAGTAATGCATCGTACTGGTTTTGATTAACTGGAGTATTCCCAAGAAGTCTATCCAATTGTGGGCCGTATTCCTTCTGAATCTGTTCCGCCATTATTTTAGATGCTTGTTGTTCGGTTAAGACTGCTGTTTTTAGATACTCCTCTTCTTTAGTATCGATTACAGTTCCATATCCGATCGTTAAATGACCTGTAGGGCATATATAAGCTCTAGGTTCGAACTTTTCGAAACTCTTAATTAGATCGATTCCTTTTTGTGATATTATCATTAAATATTTCCTCCCACTTTAATATTCTAAAATCTTTATAATGATTATAAGTGTATTCTAAGAGATACAGTAATCCATTTTTTCCAACATAAAACCTACTTCTCCTCACCTTTCTTTGATTTCAAATATTCATGTCTCCATTTCCATATGTAATAACAAATAGTTAGAAATGTAAGACCAGCTCCTAAAACCTTGTCGTAGTTAATCATTAGGTAGCTTCCAATATTAACCATAACAGTCTGGAAGAATAGATAAACCAAAGAATGATGTTGATGTGACATTACTTTGGCTCCTCAATTATAATTACATCAAGCAATTCAACTTGTGCTGCAACTGGAAGCGCATCAGTGTTTGAGGACTGCTTAATCGTGTATGGTTCAAATTCTATTTCTTTGTTTAATAACTCCTGATATTTTTCTTCTGCCTCTTCGATCTTATCTCCGAAATCATATTTATTATTAACAGTTATAAACTCTCCTTTTTCATCTTTCTTGCCATAGCATTTTATTCTTTCCTGATTCTCTTCAATAAATTCTTCATAATGCTTTTTAAGCTTCTTAATGTTTCTTGCGATGCAATATTTTACTGAAGAATCTAATTTATCATCACCGCAAATAAGCAACGCATTATAAATTGGTAGAACGTCTTTTATTTTCATTATCTATTATAATTTATATTGATTAAATAATTTCGATGTATACAAGTCTAGTGGATTAATTCTAGGCCAATCAGTGAATAATCTTTCCCTGGTACCTTTGTGATAAATATATCCTACTGCTTTAGTACAGAATACTTTTTTATTTCCATTGCCTCCGATCCAAACTCTTTCATTAGAAGACAAATAAACTTCTTCTGCAATTAGTCCTAGCCAATCATACCCTCGACCACAGATTTCTTTTGCAGAACTTTCTACTAAATCTGGATCATAAACAAAATTCGGTTTTAAAATTAGGATGTTTTCTTTGCTGTTTTCAAGCAAATACACCTGAAGCCTTTTTGTCTTATTAAATCCCTTCTCTGTAGCCTCATAAACATACAATCCATCATTTTCTTTAATCACTATTAAATTATGACTGTACCTACAATAAGGTCTTCCTAATATCCAATTCCAGATATTGTCAAAGAACCTTATAAAAGGAGCAAGCCATGTTCCGGGATTATTCCATTTAAAAGGAGTATATTGAAGTATACAGTCTCCGTGTTTAATCATAATTCTCTTCTCTTTGGAAAGTCAAGAACTCCTCTTGAAAAAAGCGTTTGAGTATAATAATCAACAATGTCTTTATCAGATATTGGAGCAGAAAACAATACTGCCACATAATCAAATTCTACACCCCACACATAAGGATCATCAGAGTTTACCATATTTCCGTTCTTATCAACATATGAATTTGTGTCAGCAACAGAATCATATACATAAGAAATATCTAATACATATTCATTATTCTGTAGAACATACCTCTCAACCTGAAAATAACCTGTCATTTGCTGGGTAACATCACTAAATATATGATACAAGAATTTGATCCTATATCTAAAGGCATTTCTAGGATTAGAATCAAACTCTACCCATTCGGCCCTGTATGGTGTTATCCCTTGTGATGTAAATAGTGTTATGTCCATGTTATGTAATCGTAAAAGTTTTAGTAACTCCTCCTACTTGTGCTTTGAAATTTGTTCCATCAAACCAGAAATCACCATTATTCGGAGATGTTGGAGCTGTTCCAGAAATAAAATTCATTGCTGCTTTTGCAGTTGTTGACGCTGCAATGGTTAAAAATGCGGTTCCTAAACTTGATGTTCCTATGCCTGTATTTCCAGCTATATAATTTGAAGCGGTTCCATCTGCATAAATATTCCATCTCGTACCAGTTCCACTGGCAATCTGGCTTCTTATGCCATAGATTGTATTGCTAGCAGTCAAACTTGTTAGTGTTGGATTTATATTTATAAGTGTAACAGGAGTATTGGAGGCCGATGTTAAATTAACAGTAGGATCTATCAATAAAGCAGTATATGACCCTGCACCAGAAGCAGCTAATTGATATGTTCCGGTTAGTTCGGCAATAACTGAATTTGCGCCGGCAGAGGTAGTATTATTAAATGTACTGGTAAATTGTCCGCCAGTGTTTGTTAATCCCCCTGTAATGTTAGTAACCTTTGATATTGTTAATACTGTCGCAGACATAGAAACTACCTGAGTTCCACCAGGGGCAAGCGTAACAGTGCCGAACCCTTGACCTATCCTAACAGTATTTGCGGATGAAACATCAACTGCGGTTTTATAAGTTGTATCTAGTAACTGCAAGGAAGGCATTTGAACGGCACTACCAGTAAACGTTTGTTGTGCTGTCCAAGACTGTGCAGTTCCTAATCCTGCTAAAGTATCTGTATTAGTAGAAGGAAAGGTATAAGTTACAGAAGCATCATTAAATACAAATGTTCTCGTTATCGTTGCACTGTCAGCAGCATTTCTTTTTGCTAATGAAAATCTAGTAGAAGAATCTGCATAGACATACATTTTAGTATCTCCAGCAGATAAAGTAGGAGCCGATGACTGCGCAGTCAATGAAATATTTCCATTACCACCAGTACCTGTAATTGAATGTGAAACAGAACTTACTCCGGCAGCAAAAGTTGCTGACTGATCCTTGTCTATTAAAAGTGCTTGTGTAAGAGTGCCTGATGTATTTGCAGTTCTTACAATTACTTGCCCTGCTACAATTCCTGTTGAAATTGTGCCAGTTGATAATATTCTAATATCTGCCGCATCTGTATAGCTTGTTCCATCATGACCCGCTGCTGTCCAATTGCCTAAAACATCTCCTGTAGTTATTACACCACCTGATCTTGACTTTCTAGTATAATATTTTGCTGATGAAGCAGAGACGGAGCTATTATCCATTACTAATCCTCTTACTGTAGAAGTAGAAGAATCGGATAAATGAAGCATTGAAGCAGGAGAAGTAGTTCCTAGTCCTAATCTATGATTTGTAGAGTCGTAAAATAGATTGGAATTATCCTGGGATATTGTTGTTCCATTTGAAAATAGAATCGACCCTGAAGTTAAAGACGGAAGTGTAAATTTAGCATTCCATGTAGCCGCACTTGAAATATATGAATCTGCTATTGCCGTTCCATTCCAGGTACCAGAAGTAATTGTTCCGACTGTTGAAATATCAGTTCCAACTAATTTAGAAGCCGCAATACTTCCTGCTAACATTGCATTGGTAATCCCTAATGCCTTAACTGAAATAGTTTTCGCTGCACTACCATCGAAAGTAGTTCCTGAATCTAATTGAAGACTTGAATTGTCAACTGATAAAGCATTTGTGGTTGTTCCTCCGCCAGCAGTAGCCCAAACATAACTAGACCCATTCCACTTTAAATAGGTATTCGAACCTGGAGCCGACGTAGGAAATGCAAAGTCATAATCGGGAAATTGATAAGTTCTGTCTCCTGTTAATCCATCTGTTTTAAATTGACCCTTATTACTTCCAGTTGTAACATTCAAAGCCGTTGTCTGAACTGTTACTTCTCCATTTGAATTTAAAACTACTCCTGCACTGGCTACTTGTAAGTAATTATTTGCGTTGGTTGTGTTTTGAATAACATTAGTATTTCCAGAAAATAAAGTACCAAAGTTAGTTATATTCTTTCCTCCCCAATTAGCATGTCCAGTCATTGCGACTGTACCGTCCTTTTTGAAGAATGGGGTTAGGTCAATATTTGAAGAAACGAGATCAACTACTTTCTGATAATCAAATTGCTTAGTAACCCCACCCTGAACTGTTACACCTAAATCGGTTACAGAAAGAGAGGAGGCGGTAGGTAACGCACTTATTTTTACATCACTCATTCTATTGTAAGTTTATCTCCTAATTCGGTGTTTAGGATAAATGAAGCTTCTGTTAAGATGTAGAAGGTTACATTAGATTGTTGTGTTATAAAACCTGTTTTAAACACATATTCATTTTTCTTTACCCAGCTAACAATCGATAAATTTGAATCAGTATAATTAAATGTTGATTTAAAATTGACCGTATCATTAATTGACTGTAAAGAAGAATTATTTATTAAGTCAATAATATTCTCTAAGGTGCCATTAAGCATTAAAGCGATATCGTAAATAGTCTGTCCATCCCTGGCATAGTACTTTAAATCGCTATCATTTGATGTTGATTCGCTATCGTAACTTACCGGATCAGGAACAGTGTAAACTATTTCTGTATTGGCACTAATAGAGCTATTCAAAGAACTTATCCCACTACTAATAGCTATAGAGACTAAATTTTCTAAGCCTGCACCTGTAGCTGTGGCTATATCAAATATAGTTTCCCCGTCTCTTGAATTATATTTTTGCGCCATATTTAGACTATTGGAACAATCTTAAATGAACCGTCTGGTAGTTGGGTTATATTGACATCATTTGCCGGAATACTGGCAATTTTAAGCTGAGTTAAAATGAGCTGTTTCTTTCCTTGGGTGTCTTTTGGACCATTTAAGAAAGAACTTGAACCCACTCCGAACTGAGGAGTAGCCTTATATTCGCCTTTTTCAGTTTGCAGGGTATCCATTATGTATTGGTTAGTTGCATCGCCTATTACAAAATCACCATTTTGAATAAGTGCATCCCCGTTTTCATCTAAAATAAAATCTACAAACATAATCTAACCGTGTTTTACTGATGTGTTCTCGATGTTTGAATAATCTCCAATAGTTTTTCCTGCAAGCTGTGTAGAGGCGTATGCTTTTAATGATGCCCCTCCATCGTTTGCAACCGGAGTCCAACCAGTTAAAGAATTTACAACTGCCTGCAGAACCTGATTAGTTTTATCTAATTGGGTTTTTAATTCTTGAGTCTTGGTTAATCCTCCGTATTGATCCCCATGAATCTTAATCGAATCTAGTTTGCCAAACATTATCACTACTCCCATTTCGTTATCAATCATCCCAACAATCACCACAGAACCAACCGAGGGAATAGGTAGAAAATTAGTATTATCACTTTCTGAGCTTAATCTAACTCCTAATACATTAGGAGAACCATCTATTGGAGTAACATCGCAAGTATTCCCAGTAACTGATTTTACAGTACATGGGATAATGTCTGTATAGGCATCCTTTATGCCCAAGATCTGTTTTAAATAGACTCTTATTCTTTCTGCCTCACTCATACTTGGATTCTGTTTGCTAATTGAATTCGTTGTCTATATCCGTCTAATCCAAATGTTCTATGAACTGATTTAACTAGATATACACCATTGTTATATTCTGGAATAGCTGTACTTTTAAACTGGACTCCGTCACCATGATTGACAAAAGGCGCACCGAAGGTTATAAACTCGCCTCTCCATCCTTCATATCGAACTTTATTATACTCAGTAATTGCAATTTGTTTCATCGCATCTTCACTTGTATTGTTAATATGAATGTCGATTTCTTGACCTGGAGTATCTTTTGATGGATAATAGTATTCGTTTCTTTTATTATCTTCTCCGATTCCTACAACATGAACCTTGATATCTAAATCATCCTTTCTCATGTACTCAAGATTATTCTCGATTACATTTTTTTCTAAATAGAAAGTATGTTGTTTTAATTCGTTCTTATTAAGAACCTCTTGAATTCCGGTTACTTTGTTTTGTCTTAGATTAACAACATAAGGAAGTCCAACATAAAGAACCCCGTTTCGAAAGAAGCTGTAAATTCTATAGTTTGATTTTAAATGGTCTAATACCTGGGCTACGGTTGCGTTATTTCTAATCCTGAACTTTCCTAGGTTTTGATCCATTGTAGCTACATACTTTACATTACTAGGGATAATTGATTTAAGCAGAGTAGAAAGAGTTAAAGACGAAAAGCTCATATTTGATAGAGTCTTTTTCTTTAATAAATACATTTCATCTTCACATTCGAAAACTAAAGGAAGCCTAGGGTTAATTTTAGAAATGTAACCAGTAAAGACAGTTACTAAATTACCGTCATATCCTAGTTTAACCTCAACAGATTGACCTCTTTTAAAAAGAGTTTCTTGTGTTTCAGTTAGTCCGATTACTATTGGTTTTCCATTGAAAGAAAGTTTCTTAGGAACAACGATCTTACACTTATCAGTCAAGTTCTCCCATGAGGAATGTATTTCAACTTCTGTCACGAAATTGAAAACTATCTTATTATTGAATGTTATTTGGCTTGTAAGCTGTAACATTAATTATTAGTTATTCCAAGTTGAACTTCAATAGGATCATCCGAGATTAACCTCAGACTAAACTCGATAACGTTTCTATATCCTCTTATTTGTCTAAAGTTTGCTGCCTCAACAACACAGTTAGTTATTCCAAAAGAACTTATAAAATCAGATATGACTATAATCTCATTAGGTATTGTAAATAGATTATTGATGTTCTTAATATCCGAATGAGGCGCAAGGTCAGGAGTACTTGTAGAAATTTCTCCAACTATTTCAATATGAAAATCATCATCGGAAATGTATTCTTTGATCGTTCCGTTTCTTCCAGCAATGGCCGTCCTGATTATATTCCTTGGTTTGTCTACAATCGCAGCACAACTTTGAAACCGTACCCATCCATCACCGGATACTCCGGTTCCTACAATTCTATTTAAAGTATCTTTTAAAATAATTTCGCCATAAACAGGAGTTCCTAGTACCGAGAAACCAGATTCAAGATCTCCTACTTCTGGAGTAGGCATATTTAAATCAAGAAGTGCTCTTTTGCCTTTATCTAATAGTAGAGAACGACCAATAATAAAAGCACTCTTTGCAGTAGGAATAGCAGGAGCAGGAATATTTATAGGTAATCGTGCTCCTTGGTTCGGTTCCGGTGGTAAATTGAAATCCTTTCCCATTATTCAGTAATTATATTAACATCGTTCACTACTGTTAAAAGAGACTGTTCTAGTTGATTCATGAAATCTCTTAGGTCTCCTCGTGCATTCTGAGCCTTTTCAATGATATTATTTACTGTTCCTTTTATAAGTGCATCGACATGTATATTTACTGTCTTTGGCGCACTTCCAGAAACCGAACTTGATTCTTCTTTAAGTTTATCGGATACTGAATTTGGAGCGGCAAAAGCTCCTTCTTTATTATAAAGTCTTTTAATTACATCTGTATAAGTTTCAGTAGTTCCCTTCCTAAGTGATCTTAAATAAGTATCAAGGTCTCTATTCTGCTTAAATCGTATTTTAATAGATTCCATTAATGGATCTTTCCTTTTATCTGGGTCGAATCCTATTTTTCCAAAGGTGTTAGTAAATGAATTGTTATCACTATCATACTTTCTAATCTGTTCCAATACATAATCATCCCTTTCGCCTCTAGTAAAATCTTCAAATTTACTTCCTCTTGACTCCATTAGCTTTTTAATCAAAGGATTTAGTCCGTACTCTGTAGTTTGTTGTAATCCTTCAATTCTTGCCAGTTCCTTTTGTAGATCTTCTTGAATGATCCCATCAATCTTGGCAGGAGCTAGTCCTTGTTTTTGAAGACCTGATACTTTATCTGTTAAAGTTTTATTCAGATAATCTAAGTCAGACATTAATTGAGGGTTGATTAACTTCCTAGATTTCTGTTCAACAGTAGTGAACTTGCCAGTAAGCTTATCTAATCCACTTGAAAGTAGATTGATCGTATTAGACATTGCCCCGCCTTCTTCTGCAGAAGTACCTAGTGTTAAAGTAAACTCTTTCCAACTATTATCTAATCTATTAAGTGAAGAGGTAAGACTATTCATGTTTTGTTCTGCTCCTGTTCCAAATGTCTTTTCCATCTCAGCAGCGAACTTTGGAAGGAAATCTTCAGATAGAAGCTTGCCTTCTTTCATAAGGTTGTCTAACTCTGCTGTTGTCTTTCCCATTGCACGAGCCGCAATAGCAAAAGCCCCAGGTACACGCTCCCCAATCTGACCTCTTAATTCTTCAGCAGAAACTTTTCCCTTACCCATAATTTGACCTAAGGCAAGGAATACGCCTTTCGTATCATCTGCCGTTAGACCCATTGCAACTGCTCCGGTAGACACCTGCTCAAACATCTTCCTAACCTCTCCTGATGAGAACTTAGTTTTCATTAAGGCCCCTTGTAGAGTTTTGAATCCCTCTGCTGTTTCTTCTAATGGCAATCCATATTTTTTGGACATCTGAGACATCCAAATCATAGAAGATTCACCTTGCGTGGCAGTGTCGGAAGCAAACTTTATACTATTGCCTAATGACTGAAATCTGGCAGTAGTATAAAGAACTTCTTTTCCAAAGTCTCTGACTTTGTCTAATGCAAAGAATCCTCCAAGAACCTTAAAGGCTTTACCCATATTGGCTCCGGCCTTTTCTCCTGCAGCCTCAGTAGACTTAAGCTTACCTTCTAATTGATTTAGTTTTGAATTGATATCACCAAGACCTTTACTCATTAGGTCTCGCAGTGTCAATTCATATCCAACCTTTTCAGTTGCCATAGCTTCTTAAGTATCCGTTTTTATCTAAGTACTTTAATTGCGCCCATCTTCTCGCCCACTTTTCATCATCCCATGTTTCTGGATCTTCTTTGAAATAAAAAGCCAATCTTGCATCCATTTGCAAAATTGGCTCTGTAAATACTTGATTGGAAGATTTGGTTATAAGGTCTGCGATTTGCTTTTTTTTACTTCCACAACATTCAATAATGTATCTACTTCGCCTATGGCTGCATAGAATAAATCATCTCGTTCTGCAGACAATATTTCCATATCTGACACTTCACTTAATGCAGTCTGTTTAAATAAAAACTCTATAGCTTCAATTTTATTTGACTCTCTTTTTGCATAATAAAGTCCAATAGTATATCTATGAGGTTTTTTAAAGTAGATTATTTTTGGTGTTCCAGCATCATCTACTTCAATTTTACAAACTGCTCCTAGGTTCTTTGCCTTGATATCCTTTTGTTCTATTTCTGACTTTGCCATTATAAAGGTGATTCGATAATATCTGAAACTATAAATGTTACTTCAATAGGGATCATTGTATCTCCCTGGTTTGCGTTATTCGTATACTTCATGATACTGCATGATCTCCAAACAACTTTCTTCTGAAGTCCTGCGTTGTCATCCATGAAAAGAATAGGCAAATCAAACAAAGGAATCTCTTGAGGCTTTCCATTTGGAGAAGACTTAATGATGTTATCCCATTCCTCAGAGGTGAATGTCATTGATGCTGTAAATACATAGTTTCCATACCCTCTTGAAGTTGCGTATGGACCTATACCCATGTTATTAGTCATCATTCTTTCAGATTCCCAATGAACAGCAGTTACGCCACTCAATGGAGCACCTAAGAAAGGAATGTTTATCTGACTCCAGGATCTTGCAATACCGTTAATTAGTGGCTGCATTATGATAATGATTTAACTTGGTTGATATTAAATACTAGGTTACGACCTATTCCTATTGCCACAAAGTCAATAGTTACATCTACCTCTGAGCTTGTGCTTACTACTTGTGTAGGATCAATCAAAACAGAGTTTACACTGATTTCTCCTGCTTGGATCATTGCATCTAAAGGAATCTGAGTGATTCTTTCAAAGTCCGCAATTTCAAGCTCGGTCATAGTACCATCTGCTTTTAAGGTAATAGATCCGTTCAGTTTAGATTGTGCTGCTGCTTCTACTCCTCTTACAATCTTATCGCATGTTCTGACATTTGCGATTTGCGAGAAAGTATTAGTTACAGGTGCAGAAGTATTGTCATCCACAAAGAAGGTTCCGGGTCTGTTGTTGAACTTAACTAGGAAGCTGTATCTTTGAGACCATAAGGTGTCTAGTAAAGAACCATCTTGAACCGATGTATCATTATAGAAAATACCATTTCCAAATCCGATCGTTTCAAGTTCTGTTCCATCTGACATATCAAACTTATCAACCCATCCAATATTCTCTGATACTTTAGCAAGCGATACGGCTCCGATTGTTGCTCCCATTGTACCAACAGATTTTCCAAGTGCTTTAAACAATTGGTATCCTTCTCCTCCCATATCTTGGGCGATATCAAAGGTTACTCTCCAGGCAGTAAGTGCCGATAGATCAGCCATACTAGAAAGAGTTGATCCACTGATATCCATTGTAAGCACTGAGCTGCAAGGTTTACTTTGTGAAGCAAAAGTTTGAAGTGTATTATGAAGGCTTGTAATTTGTGCAGTTGACATTGCAACAGTCGAGAAGATTCCTAACTGTCGAATATCTCCAGGAACAAAATTGATAAGCGTTGATAATTCAGTCCAAGTATGAGTACCACCTGGGGGTGTGAATAATCCTAAATAAATAACTACTTGTGGATTGATTCTGAAAGCCTCTGATACATGGTAATGAACTTGATCTAAATCAGATGCTACTCCTCCGCTAAATTGTGTTGTAGTAGCGGTTATTGTTCCTACTATAGTAGTAGTAAGAGGTGTTCCTGAGTTAAGATAAATTCCAAGTCCTGCTCTTGCGGTAATTGTTATTGCTCCTGAAGAATTAGATGCTGTATATCCATGCGTGGATGTTCCGGCATTAATTGCATTTTTAAGAGCTACAGCAACAGAAGTTACGGTTGTATCAGCAGTAGCTTTAGTATAAGAACCTAGGGTAATAGTTGTAGTTGTTCCTAAACTAGATCCGGTTCCATATTCTTTAACTGTTACTGTAATTGTATCCCCGTCAGCCCCAACGTTAGTAATTGTAACAGTTCCGGTTGCTTTGGTTTCGTTTTGATGAGTATCTAGGATTCCTAGAGATTCTAATTGAGAAAGACTAGTAATCTTTTGAACTCTTGTTGATGTGGTGAATCCTGAAGGAAGATGATTATCGGCAATGTAAAAAGCCATTGCTGAATAATGGTCTCTCCCAGGCAAAGGTCTACCTAGTCCGGTAGTGCTCCTATTAAATTTTAATCCTGGTCTAGTTGCCATTGTTATTTTCCTTTAGATGGTTCTTTTGATTCTGTTTTTTCTGCTTTTTTAGAAAGCATGAAATACTCTATTTCTTTTGCTACACAATGTGATTTAGCATCTTCTTCTACTGCCCACATATTCCCGTCCTCACATGCAAATAGAATTTCACTATCTCCGAAGTACCCTTTTTCAAGAGCCTTTTTTAGAAGTTCGTCCTTGGTTAGGTTCTTTGACATCTTCGTCTTCTTTTGGTTTTGGTAGATCTCCTTTTAATAGGTAAAATTCGTATCCTTCCGCCTTGGCTTGTTCTTGCAGATCAGAAAGATTGCCATCGATAAATATTTGACCATTAGAGAAAGCACAAAGACTCACTTTGGCTTTGTCATAATAACCAGCATCACGGCAGATCTTTCCGATTTCAAGAATATCCATAGTTATTGTTGAACGATTGAAACGATACCTTCTTGGTTTGTTCTTGCTTTTGCAGCTCCGTGCATTACTAATGCAGAAATGATATCACCATACCATTCAGGTCTTCTTTCTGCCGTAAAGACATCAATCATGCCTAATGCTTTTCTTACATAAGAAGCAGAGACCACAAGTGCGCCCAAGTTATCAGTAGAAGCAGGAGAAGAAGGAGTACCATCGTCACCTACAGTCTTAATTACAGGAGGAGTCGAGTTGTCATAAACCAACACGCTAGATCTTACAATGATCTTCAATCCTAAGATGTTCACTACTTTACCAGTTGGTAAGTTCGCAGAACCATACTCTAAGTATTTTTGGATTTGTGAAATGTTAACAAAATCTTTCCAGTACATAGCAGCAGGCATAATGATATATCTTTCATCATTAGGATCGATGTTATCATTATCAAGGATTGATACGGCAGCCGAAATGTCGTTTAAAGTAAGAGCGTTTCTTGTACCTGTTGCACTTGGCGCTAATGTTGCTCCTGCAGATCCTGAAGTTCTTACAATCCTAGAAGATCCTGAAGCAGCCCAAGCATAAAGTGATTGGTTTGCAATAGTATTAGAAAGCTTATTCTGATGTTGACCCATTACTGACTTTCTCTTGTCATATGAAATTTGCCAAGCATCTAAAGCAGCGATTTGAATTGGATCAGTTGTATATTGACTTAAGTTGTAAGTCAAATCTGAGTCAGTTCTTTGAGTTACCGTTGCAGGGAATACGTTCCTATCCTTCTTTACAGCAGGGTTAGCTCCAGCCTGTGGTAAGTGAACCGTTTTGTTTTGTACATATGCATTATCATTCAAACCAATTAGGTTCATGAATGAGTTGTTTGCGAATAAATTTTCCTGGATATCCTGTACCCAGACTTCTTTTTGTAGTGCCATAGTTTAGTTTACTTGAACTGCCGTGCCAGTTGGATAAAAGGTTGAACCATCATATACATATTCCTGAGTGAAAGTCTTTCCTGCTACTCCGGTAATCGTAGGGAATGTAAATCCAGTACCTGCGATTGTAGTTTGAGTACCTGCAGTAGCAGACTTAAGGAATATTTTTGCCCCAGCAGTTACAGAAGCATCTATCGTTAGGTTAAGTGTTCTGTTTCCTGATGCCTGGTTAGTTACGCCATCAATAATTGTATATTGATTGACAATAGAGATAGCCTGTGTGCCAGTAGCCGAAAGAACTACAGAAGCATCTACAGGTCCGAATGGGTATTTTATTGCGTTTGCCATTATTTATTCAAGTAGTAAGCGTTGTACAATTGATGAGCTTTTTCAGGATCGTTTTTATACATGTTCTCCAATCCTGTAGGATCGTTCTTTTCCCAGTCTCTATGAGTCCATTTTGCTCTTTCATCTACTTCTTCTCCTTCTCCACTTCCTGCAAAATTTGAAAGTCTAGCTGGACCTGTTTTTACAGAGCTGAATACATTTTTATATCCTTCGAAATCTTTAAGAGCAAGCTTAACGTTGTCTTCTTTTTTCTTTTTGTCGATCACCCCTTTATTTGCGAGTTCTTCTACAAATGCTTCGACATCTTTTTCTAGTCTTGCTTTTTCGGCTTTCTCTTTTTCTACTAAAAGGTTTTCCTTTTCAGCAAGCTTCTCTTGTAGAGCAGTGATTTTCTCTGCCATCTCTACATTCTTAGTTTCTAATTCTGCCTTTTCATCTACTAATTTTTTATTCTCAGCAGAAGAAGCAGATAGTTTATTTTCGAAGTCTTGAACTTTGACTTTTAGGTCAACTATTTCTTTTTCATTTTCCATCTTACTGGCTTTATTAGTGGTTAGAATTGAATTTGAATATTCATACAGCTCGATAGCTGAGATATTTGTGTGGGTATTGCTAGGAACTAAAGCAGGGAATGTTGAATGGAAGAATTTCATTTTAACAGCCTTGTTAGCCGTTACCCATGTTTCTTCATCCATTAATTTTGAAATTGAATCCTCTGTATTTCCTGTGATTGTTGCGAAAACTGGAATTATACTTTCTTTAATAGTTTGTATAATCTGTTTCTCTTTGTCTGTAGAGTCTGGACCTGATACATTATGCATCATGAAAAGTCCGTTGGAAGCTATAAATCTTTCTTTTCCTGATAGTGCAATTACTCCTGAGATTGAAGCTGCGAGATAATCAACATAAGTATTGACTAAGCAATTACCTCTCATATTACAATTGCGAATAGCAGAGAATATTGAGAAGCCATCAAGCACATTTCCTCCTGGGGAATTTATTCTAACATCTACACTTTGACATCCTATCTCTTCCAAGTAAAGAAGCTGATCAGCAAAACTAGAACCGTCTACGCCACCCATGCCTATTGGCCTATAGATGTTCATAGTCGCTCTGTTTTCAGATTGATTCGTTACGTATGAAAGATTCATATACAAGTTTACTAATGATAGATTGTGGATTATTTTTTTGCGCCAAAGAGGCGCAGCTTTATCTTTTATTTCGTAAATTGTTGTAACAAAACTACGCTAAACAACTTTCGTTATGCCGAAGAAAGAGCCAATAGAATCAAAGATGCAGAAGCACTTAGTTAGAGTTCATGGAAGGCTATCTGGAACGCTAAAGAACAATTATCTCAATGACCTAAGAAGAGGGTATAGTGAGAATGAGTTAGTGAAAGCTTGGGCTAGATTTTATTATTCGCATCCTGATAGACCAAAGGATGTATAAAAAATGAAACAGATAAACTATTTAACAGGAGAACTATGAAGCCACTAATCCTAATTGCCCAATTAATATTATTTGCGTCTGGGAGTCTAATAATAAGCTTAGACTACAGAAATAATGGTACAGATGTTACTATTGTAGGTTGGACAGGAGTAATACTTTGTATTGTTGCTTTAGGTCTTGTTCCATTGTTAAGTTTAATTAAAAAATAGAATTATGGCTAAGATGACCGAAATAAAAGATGATGAGGTTTTCGTAATGGGAGATCAAATCTTTAAATGGAATTACATAGATAAGGTATTAAAACAAGGAATCAATTTAACACGTGCTGGAGCATTGCCAGCTCCTAAAATTATAAGCGTTACAGTTGTTAAACCTGAAAAGGAAAAAAATAAAACATAAAAAATGATCCTAACCATACTCCTACTAATAATTTCTGCTGCTGCATTCTCAATAATGTATACCTTACTATTTCATTTTAAAGTATCAATATTTAAGAATCTAGATGAAAATTATTGGTATCCTCCAGTAAGTAGTAAGAATAAATACAAACCAGGAACAGAAGAACCTAAGTTTTGGGGTAGTACTACAATATTTGCTTGGACAGGAGATTGGTTTCATAGGTTCCAATTGGTAGCTCTTAACTCCCTGATTCCATCAATTGCTATTAACATAGAATCTTATCCCTGGTATGTAGCCTTTATAGTTCTAAGACTTATTTATGGAATAGTTTGGTGGGTATTGTTTGAGTGGTTGTTGATTAGGAAATAAAAAAGGGTCATGTTACTAACCCTTATATTACAACCTTTAATTTTGGTGGTTCATCATTATTTAGATACTTTTCTTTTAATTCTCTAGTTGTAAAGCCCAATACCTTTGACAATTCGCTTTCTGTAAAATCTAGTTCATTAAGGTGTAAATTTATCATATATAACAATATCTGTGCTTTTTCCTTAGGCGGCTCCAGCTCTAATGGCTCTTTTATCCTCATTCCGTACTTGGATATCTGTTGCATTAAAGATTTGTAATTATTGGCAGTAATTATTTTGCTTGCACTTGCCTTGTACATAATGGCTTGCATAGAAACCCTCCAGAATCTTTTTAAATCTGCAAGATCTGACAATGTAACAGCCTTAAATATTTGTTTTCTTAAATCATTTTCCGGAATAAGAAATTCACTAGCAAAAATATTAGACTCCTTTTCAATATCTCTTTCATCCGGCACTGATACATTTATATGCATAATTAAATGGCCTAGCTCATGGCATACTGTAAATCTTTGTCTATCGGATGGAATATTTTTGTTAATAAATATTATTGGTTGCTTATTATCAGTAAACATACTTCTTCCATCAATATCTAATGATCCGAAATCGCATATCACTATAATTGTTCCCCTTCTTTCAATTTCTTGAAATAGATTTACAATTGGACCAGATGGAATTCCCCATGCCGCACGTAATTTGATGGCTATTTCCTTTGGAGATCCATGCTCCTCAACATCCATTACAGGAATTGATTCAGATGAAATATCAATAGACTTAAGTAACTCTTGAATATTCAATCTGTGAATATTCATTTCTGCCTCTGCCTTAGTTAATACTTTTTGCGCTGTCTTGCTTTTCTTTCTGTAATATAAATTTGGAGGGAAAGTATCTCCTTGTCTAATAAAGAATCCTTTATCAAGCTTTAAGAAGCTAGAAAGCTTATATAGTACATCTTCGTTTACTGCAAGTATTCCCTTTTCTATTTTTGATAGAAATCCTTGTGTAACACCAATACCTTCTGATAATTCTGCTTGATTATATCCTCTATATTCCCTCCCTAGTGTAATCATTTTAGGATTTACCTTAGATATGTCCATTACCTAATTTTCCTTTCTTTTTTTCTTCTTTAATTTTTAACAATTTTTCAATTCCTGGAGACACATTATTATCAATTGCTCCTGCGTCAAATGAAAATCTTAGAGTTTTTTCGTTAGCAACATCATTTAATATGTCATATTGCCAATGGAGGTCTGTATTTGATTTTGGACAGGTAATATTTATGCTTTTGAAATTAGTAAATGTTTTATCAATAACATATCCAACGTTTATAATGCAAGGAGATTCTGGAAATCCAGGTATACTACCTTGGGAATTCAAGGTCATTGACTGTAGCGTAGGAATGTTCGATGTCAAGTGCTTTGAATTTAATTTTTTAAATCTTAAAAACAATGCATCATGATATAGTAGGCCAAATACTTGGTTTATGATAACAGGCTTAAATTCATTATCGTTTGCAAAATCCTGGGATGAGATGTTAACAACATAATGCCACATCATCATTGTTTTATACGATGGAGCAAAAAAAGTAATCCCCTTATTTGTGTCTGAATCTATTGATCTTAAAACCGATTCCTTACTTTTATTAAATATATCAATAAATGTAGGAAAGTGATTCATTAATATATCCCTTGCCTCGTCTGCGGTTAAAACTGTTCTCATAATCTTTTTATTTAATTCAAATATAGAAACACCCTCCAAATTTTACAAATATTATTCCTAAAATATTCTAAAATTATTCCTAATATTATATATTATACTATAATTCAGTAAATTATGATCATTTATGTTTAAAATATTTTATTTAAAATATCCAATGCCTATGATTTAATATAGATCATTTTGGGGAATACCCCTATCTTGATTTTTAAGACCATTTTTCGGTAATTGGGGAAATAACTAACATTTTTACCTAATGGCTATTTTTATAACCTGTGTTATTGGCTTTTTTATTTATTTCCTACCCGCCTTTGTTGCCGGAAGAAATCATAAAAGATCCGATTCTATATTTCTTTTAAATCTTTTATTAGGATGGACATTTATTGGCTGGGTTGTTGCTTTGATCTGGGCGTTTGCCAGAGATGATGAAAAGAAAAATCCGGCTCCGGTTATAAACAAATCAATTACAGATGAATTGATAAAGTTAAACGAGTTAAAATCTAATGGTGCTATAAGCGAAAGCGAATTCGACACGTTAAAAGCTAAAATAATTAAGTAATATGAAGAAGATTTTATTTTTATTGGTGGTTGTTGTTTTAGTTAGCTGTAAAAAGAAAGATGACCCTAAACCTACAACAATATTTGAAGGATTTACTAATAAATCTTTTTATGGTAAGTATTATAATGAAATAATTAACCATACCTGGACAACTTTCGATAACGTCCATACAGTTTCAAATAGGCTCTATTTTAGAGGTGATGGTAATTTATATGTCCAGTATAATATAGATCAAAATGGAGAATATGTTTATTCTGGAACATTTGATATTCCAGGAGATTATAATTTAAACATGCAACATTATGGAGATTATATTATAGACTCATTATACCTACAAAAAGATCCTGTAACTTTAAAATGTTACTTACCAAATCTTGGAGATACTACCTATTTTTATAGAGACCGTAAACTAGGAAGTACTTATTAAAAAAATTAAGGGGCATTTAATAGCCCCTTTTTTATTAGCTTAACATTGGTGTTGTTATTGAAATTTGAGAACTCGCAGGAACATTGCCCCCTGAAACTGTGGATATGTCTAATTGAATTTGTGATGGAACTCCTGACATAGAAACTAATAATGTAAAATACTGGCTTCCCAAAATGTTTGGAGCGCATGATAATAAATATGTTTGGGAAACAGAAGATCCAACAGGTATTTTTGCAAATGTTGTAGAGGTTACGGTTCCTGGAGCCTGTATAACTCCCCTAAGTTGAACATACCCATAAGAGTCCACCCGATACTGAGGAGTATAATTAGAACCTAGCGAAGTATAACTGTTTATTAATGTCAGGTTTGTCCAGGTTCCTAATGAGTAAGGCGTATATCTTTTAACTACAGCACTATTATAATCTGCAACATAACCACTTACTCCTGATCCTCCAGAAGATCCAGCTACCAACACAAATTTTTGTGTTTGCCGAACATTTGCCGTGAATCCGTTGGGATAAAATGTTGCCAAATCTGATGTTGTTGTGACTAATGTCCAGAGCAAAGTTTGGCCTGCCGTTAAGGAAATAGAGGCGTTTGCATCTACTTGATAAATTAATCCATTATAATAAATTGCTCCCGTAGTAACAGATCCAGTTCCTGGTAAAGATCCAGGAAATACAACATTAACACCAGTCAAATAAATAATATCTCCAGTTGTATAACTGGTCAATCCTTTTACTATAGAACTTGCCAATGTTTCTATATTATCTTGAATAAAATCAAGCCTACCTGATGTAAGAGGTAATTGTTGGCCTGGTGAAATATCTGATGTTTTTATCCTATTTGACATAACCTAATTTTAATATCCTTGAACGTCGAAAATATATCCTGAAAGTTTATAATTATTAACTGCCGAACTAATTACTGCCTTCTGATCAGATAGCGTTCCTCCTAATGTTGCTAATACACTATTAGGAACAAATACAGTAAAGTCTTTTATTGTTGTATCTACATCAGAAGATGAAATACTAAAATTAATTAAGTCTCCATCTGCCATTACTCCTCCACTCTCAATATCAGAAGTTCCTACAAAGAAATCATATATATGAGTATCATTAGTAACTATATAAATATCTGATAATCCAAACCCTAAATCACTCCAATAGGTGGTATTTGTTGGTAAAGTTCCAGGAGTATATCCTCCTGTAGTTCCATTTCTTTGATATAAATGGGTGCCATAAATAACTTGTGATGTAGGAGTATATAAAACTGTAGTATCAAATATCTGCGATGGCTGCCTGAATGTTGTTTGAAAGATTCTATTTAATGCATACTCTAAAATTATATCTTGAGGCCCGAAATAAATCTTTTCACTTAATCCTATAAAGTCATCTAATACCTTAATCCAATAAGTAGTATCAGCTGGTTTAACACCAGCCACATATCCATCCGTAATCTCGTTTTTATAATATACCTTTCTTTGATAAACTACTAAGCTCTGGAAATTATAAACAGTGATATTATCCCAGTTTCCACAAGTAGCACCATCCCGAAAATATTTAAACAGGGTATTTATTAGATTAAGGTTATCCCCGAATAAAGAATATACCTTACTCAAAAGAATATCATTCCTTTTATGTGTCGGGTATAATTCCTTAATTACCTGTTTATAATCTACATCGTATATCATTCTGCAGTATATATTATGGTGTCTACAAACTTATGACCAGTGGTATCCTCCTCAATAATATATCCTGCAACGGTAGCGTATTTCCTTGCCATGGGAGATCCTGTAGAAAAACCAGCTCCAGAGGTTCTTGCATAACAATTTGTAATTACAAAATCATTTACTCCTCTGACAGACTTAACTTTTACAATAATATCTGAAATCTCTATTGTTCCATTAAATGGTATTGATGCCAAATAATCATTAATCGCTGCTTCTACATCTGTTTGAACAGACGAAATATATTGACCATCATAATAAACCTGTGCATACACTGCAAGCCTATCTGCATCTCCAGAAGTAACATTACATTTTACTCCAGCCCCAGCAATAACTTTTAGATATTGTTGTAGTGCTGTTATTTGGGCTGTAGATAATGCCTGCGGAGGCTCTCCTGTGGCTATCTTTACATTCACTTTGCCATTTCCTGCAGTTACCACTGATGCCCTAGAAATAATCCTTAAAGAAGTATCTACGGCAGGATATTGAGGTACCAAATTAATTAACTGTACATTCTGAGGGTTAGTAGGATCTGAACTGTATTGAAATTCTAAAATCTTCTCATATAACCAAGCATCGGTAACCGGAACTGCCGAAGCTGCTATCTCGGTGTTCGTGGCTTGGTAAAGATCAAATAACTGTTCTAAAATATTTACGTTTTGAGCGAAGGTATCGGCCTCCAAATTAAATAGACCAGCTACACTCCCGCCTTCCTCGGCAAATTTGATCTGAGCCAAGCTAGGATAAGTATTTTTAGAAGTTATTATCCCTTGTTTTATAGTCTTTGTTGGTCTTGCCATTATAAATTAGGAGTTATTACTGCATCTGGAACTATTTTTACACCTGTTACTTGCTGAACATCTCCAGCATATAGATATTTTAAATTATCACTATAAATAGTTTCATAATCATATTGCCAAACAATAACATTATCGAAATCATGACATACTCTTCTTGCTTTGTATGTCAATGGACTCATCATAGTATCTTGAAAGTTCTCGACAGCTACTTGAACCGAATGAACGATATCAAACATTTCAAGAGGTTCTAAATTATAAGAAGTAAGTCCTATCCAAAACCTTACAATTACTCGAATCCTCTTTGCTCCCATTCCTGCAGCTACTTGTTCGTTCTCATCAGGGAATTCTATAAAGACATTAGGATAAAATATAGCCTGTTGTTGATTTTGTTCGGCTTCCTGGTTATTGGTTTCTTCAAATTGCCTATTATAAAATCCTACCTGTTGGATTGAAGGTGCCTTTAACTCTATTCTTGCCTTTAATGATTGATATAAATCTTTCATGCTCTCATTACCCTGTTTAAGGTCGTTTCAATCTTCGTTCTCAATTGTTGTCTAAGTCTATAAGAATTACCCATAAACTTTCTTTTAGGCATCTTAAACTTATATTTCCCCCAAGCTAAACCTTGCTTCCCGTAGTTGTGAATGGCTGCATAATCCAAGTCACTTTCTATTCTGATTCGATTCCAAGAAACCATCGCTAAATAGATACTATTTCTTAGGTTTCCTGACTTCATTAATATTCCTCTACCTGATGAACTTCCTCTTTTAAGTTTCGATATCCCTTTTCCTAATTCACCCTTTCTTGGTTGCCACCTTTGAATATTTTGATCGGTCCACCCTTCATTTCTAAATGACTGCTTAAAGAAAGTTTGAGCTGTATTAGCGAGTTTTTTAGGAAGATCTTGTTTAGTTCTTCTTAAAGCATCGATCTTTCGCTTAATGCTCTCGGTTCCTCCTTTATTCCTTGCCATTCCTTAAAAACTCTAGGACTTTCTCTAATTCTTTAATATCGATTACCACTTGAGACTCCGGCGCATCAATTACTCCATCAACTAAGAACATTCCAACACAAATTCCCTTGCATAGGTCATCATAAGCAAACTTTATTCTTTGGTTGTGCTTATTAAATCCCGTCTTCGTTGTTATCGTAGCCGGAATTATGATTTCCGTAAGTCCATTATTTATTGTCATCTCCTACAAATCTTGTCAAGGCTTCGACTATTTCTTTCTCAATTTCTTGTTGAGATAAACCCGTTTTTGCTTCAAGGTTATTTTTAGAAATAAGGCTTATCTATTTCTATGTTAATTACGGTTTTACCGTTATCTTTTTCACATTTAACATTTGCTTTCATAGTGCTATGGTAATGGTAATCCAAAGTTTTGTTTAGCCCATTCCTTGTCTCCTTTTGCTACCTGGAAATAAGGGTGTTTTTCACTAAATATCATCCCGTCTTTACCTACGTTCATTTTAAATACATCAGGCACATCATCTGGTGCCTTGAAATCTTTCAAGCTTGTTACCTGTACCACGTCTTCATGTTGGATTGTTGTACATCTACATCTCCATCCGTTCGGAGGATAGTAAGTATCCCAAAATCCATCGTCTACTTTCCTGATTATTCCGTCTAAAGCAGCGTGAGTAGGTCTTACTCTATCATCTCCTGCAGTTTGATACTCAAGAAAAGGAAGGACGCCCTTCATTGACTCTATTTTTTTCCACTCTCTACCTTGTAGAGCCGAATTATAAGCTGTGTCAACCTCAACACTTAACCAGTTCTTATTATAATCATCAAAGGCCTCACTCGCTTTCTTGATAAATAGATCTTTTCGTTTTGGATATCTAACAAGTAAAGTTTGAATGTCTCTTACTTGCTGATAGGTTTTGGCTGCTGAGAAAACATAAATATTATGTCTTAACTCATTTAACAGACTATCTCCGGTTCCAAATGTCGAAGCTTCAAAACCTCTTAATACTTGCTGTTCTAAAATCTTAGTGGTCTTTTCGTAAACCCACAAAGGAAGATTATAAACATTTACAATTCCTTCCTGAACAGCTTTTAGTAGTTTATCTCGGTCTTCTTCCGAGAATGGATCACCTACAAAATCCTTATCCTTATTTTCCCATCCCCCACAGATTCCACAACCGCAGTTATACTCATTTGTAATACTTGCGTAATTTGTTGATGACTTTTTTCCGTCCGGCTCTCCATCCGGTTTATCGTCCTGGTCATCTAATTTTATTCCATAAGTCTTCTCAAGATCCTCTTTGTTAAATTTCACATAAGGCATAAAAGAAGCTGCAATCTTAGCTTTCTCTACAAGGCTAATTGATTCTTTATATCTGAATTCAAAAGTCAATCCCTCTAACCCTAGTCCGTGGAAATTAAAGATAGGTGCTATAATTTCATTTAAGTCTCCCTCAAGGTCTGCTATGTCGGCCTCAGTTACATCTCCCATTACATCCTGGTGAACTGCAGACGATCCCGCAAACGATTTCTCGTCCGTTGTTCCGGTTTGACAAAGGATAAGTTTTGACAATTCATTATTTACCCTGTCTCCCATCTTATCGAAGTTTTCCCAGGCTCCATGAATTGCAGAAGAAATCAATTCAATATCATCATCACTATTAATCATTGACCAAAAAGCAGATCCCATCGTTCTTAGGGCTGTTTCCATGTTCAACTTTAATTCATCATCCTTAACATTCGTCTTACCTACTCTTAACGGCATTCCGAACTTTTCACAGTATTCAGACCAATAACCAAAAGCGTTCTTTTTCCAAATAGTGTAAGGTGCTGCTTTAGCAAGTAATCCAAGGTCTTCTCTTTCTCCTATGAATATGTTCCACTTAGAATACTTCGGATCATCTAGTGAAACTCCGGTCATTCCACCAAGAGCATTAACTACGATGTTTAACTCTGGTCTTACATATTGCCTAGGGACTAACCTAATATCAGGGAAAGCATCATCAACTAACGGCCCTAAATCAATTAGCGAGAAGCCATAGTATTTCGCATCTAAGCAGTAGTCTAAAAGCTTTCTAAACCATTTCTTTTTAAACAGTTTAGTTTTTTCCTCGTTGATTTCTCCGTTAGCATCAACCAAAACCAACTCTCTAGCTAATACTGCTTTCTTTCTTTGGTTAATTACAGAGGTAAGGTGAGGATCTAAAACAACATCTTTACAAAGTCTGTAATACTCTGTTCTATTAGGATACTTTTTATTCTCTGCATATATAATGGCATTTCTCCATCGTAAAATATCCTGCTTAACCCTATAAAGGCCGATATCATTTTGAATAATATCAGAAGCCCTATGAGGATTCATGTTGGTCAAATTATAATAGATTATAGGCTGATTATTTTCAGTCTTTTGACCCTCAAATGATATAGGAAGTTGTTCTGCCATTAGTAGCTATGAAATGTTTGAGGGTTAGAACCAAAACGAATAGAGAATCCCTTTTGAGGATCTTCTGTATATGTTGGTAAGTCTGGCATAATATCTCCTTTCGCTGCATCGATTAACCACTGTTCGGCATTCTTATATCTTACATCGATTAAAGGAGGAATTGACCTTGGACACATACCATGTAAAAGGTAAAGCGAAAGACTTACAACCGTTTCAACTAAGGTCATACTTCGGTTATCTCCTTTTGTCCATACTGTAGAATCATTAGGCCAAACGCCTGAAACTAAATAAGGCGTAAAGTCTAATATCTTTGTCCAGTATTGTGTATTCTCAGGAGTTGTAATATTTCCGTAAGGAGCATTATTGATGTTATTGTTTGGATAAGCCGTATTTACAAATCCTACATCTGCCCATTGATCGTAAATAGAAATTTGAGCCGTTGGATTTTGACCAGTTACACTATATCCTCCGGTTTCCGAAGTCCTTAAATAGTATTCGTGTTTATAAGTACACTTTCCAGTATTGGCCGTATAAGTTACATCTTCATCCCACTGAGGTGGAGGATTTAAATAATAAATAGCCTCATCTCCAACATAAGAGAAATAGGCCGTGTCAGTTGGTAGTGTTCCGGCTGTGGCTGGCGTGGAATTCTTTAGATAAACCTTATTATTAGGCATCGAAGCCGTTCCGATATTATATAGAACAGTTTCTCCGGTTGAATAAACCTTAGTAGCATCAAATAAGGGAGCCGTAAAATCTATACGGTCATTCCATTTGTAGTTTGAGCTAATATTAAATGTTTGAAGGTCGGAAAAGACTTTATCAACTTTAAAACGTTGCCTTAGTCGCTCTTTTACTCTTTCAATAGCAGCAACTTCAGCAGCCAGACGAACTTCAGGATCACCTTGAATTTGTCTAGCCTGTTTTAACAATTGCTCTAATTGAGACTGAGCAAATTGATTGAAATAATCTTTTTCTCTAAGGTATGCCACGAATACTAATTTCGTGGATATATCAAAGGACTAATGTTTTTGCGCCAAGTATTTAAAAGGAAATAGGGGAAAGTTTTTAAAAAATATTTCGAGCCAATTTTTCTTTAATCTTAAGTTTTAATTAAAAATTAAACTTCTTATATATAATATATTAATTGATATTCCCTAGGATAAGAGTTCTTCTTGAATGAGGAGTAAGTAAAGAAATCCTAAGGCTGTAAGACCAAAGGTTCGTTACTTATTCCATTGACATTCCCTGAGGCATAATGAGTCTCCTGTCATTTCGCCTAAAGTCAATCGTATGTGTGCTTTAGGTTGGGGTCAACTGTTACGAATTTCATACTTCGCACTATGTCTTACGGCTTTCCCCTTAGTACCACCGTTTGAGCTTTGCATAGAATCCCCCTGGTAGCTCTGTAATTTGATAATGCCAGGTGTCTGAAATAAGCGTCCCATTATCAAAAGTAAATTTACGAAATATGAAAGGCTTATTTGTGTAGTATGCTATGGAAGTTTTCAACAATTTTAAGATACAAGGTATAAATAGTTTATAAGTGGTTTATAGAGTATACAAAGGGTATTAGATACCCTATACAATACCCTACCATCCATGACTTAAATTATCTTCCCTAAAACCATAGGTAACTTTTGGAGGATTGGAGCCTTTTTGATATTGGTTGTATTCTTTACTAAAGCATTCACAGATAAAATAATCAAGTGAATCTGAAAAGTGACCTACTGCTTCCGAAGTGATACCCGATTCTTTATCCTTTTTCTTCTGCTTAAACTTAGTACCATCCGAATCCATCTGAACGCTTGTAAGATCTCGTTTCATGTAACCGCACTCTTCTCCTATCACAATCTCTATTCCTGCAAATCCAGCTCTGAATATCTCGTTAATAAAGTCTCCCCTGGTTGATACCGAAGGATGAACATTAGCCACTCTCATTTTAGGTCTGAACTGGGCTAGTTCCTGCTCAATAATAGTATAATTGTTTTCTCCGGCTTCGGTTGTGGTTCCTTCGTTCTTTCCCGATGGATCACCATAAATAAACAATCCTGAAGTATGTGAGGCATAACGCTTCTTAAATTCTCTACACGTGTTTCTTGTGGAACTATCTGGGTATTTTACCGCAATTTCATCTATTAGTTCTGCTTTTTTCCCGTGGACTTGCCAGATAGAACAGGTCATATATGGATTACGGTTAAAGTCAAATGATATATGAAGCGGTAAAGAAGGATAATATCTTGTAGGTCCAGAATTCCTTCCAGACTGATAATTCATGTAGAACAATCCCTTGGCGATACGATTAGCCCAAAGCCCTTTACAGAAGACTTCGTACATATAAGGGTTACTTTCCTTCAGATTTAAAAGCCATGCCTTAAACTCAAGAGAAAGCCATTTATTATCTGCATAGGTTGAGTGATGAACAGTGTACTTTAGTTCTACCGTTTCATTTTCTACTTTGATATAGGTTGAATCGCTGAAATTGATTTCAGGATCATGTTTCCCAAAGAATCTTTTCCAAAACCAATGTTCCCTATATTCTCCTTCTACTTGTGGATTGATTGTAAATATTTCCTGGAGGTAATCGGCTTTAGTAGTACGAATAGAAGTAGTGATTTTAATAAAATCGTCTTCTTCTGGGATATCTTCTTCGTACCATGCTCCGGTAGGATCTTTAATAGACTTTAGTTTATTGGTATCATCACAACCACGAGCTATAAACTTATTCCCGTTAACACAAACGATCTCTAATGGCTGTAATTTAAACTCAAATAGGGATTCAAGACCTAAATCAATTATAAGATCTTTGATTGTTTGATAGGAACTGTCTTTAATTGAATTGTAGTTATTCCGAATCAGGATATACCGGAAATACTTTTCTGTGATACAGCGCCAAATAAGCTTCTTGGCTGTAAAATCTGACTTAGATGACCCCCTACTACCCCAAAGAATTAGATATCTGTCTCGGTTGTCTAAAAGTGGTATAAACCGATCATTAATTAATTCATCCCAATCACATTCGAATTCTACTTGGTACATAAATACAAATTACCAACCATATAAAGTTGATAAGCTGTTTTGCGCCAAGTATCGGACTATCGCTTCTTTAAAATAGGTGAACTAGAAACGATATATCTTCTATTCCTAAAAATTTGTGGTGGTTTGCTAGAAGTAATAAAATAGGGTTGATTAGCCATACTATGTAGGCTTTCTCTTAACCCTTCCATATCCTCTAAACTTAACGAGGTTGCCCTAATGGCTCTTAATACTATGTTTTCGTGTTTCATTTTGGTATTATTACCTCTTGTTCTGGCAATTTTGGTACTTCAATATTCAGCATCGAACGGAACATTTTAGCAAAATTAATCTTTCGCCATTCCTTGATCTTCTTTTTAATCTTTCGTGGCACTCTTGGACCTGCCTTTACATAGATTTGCTTGCCGTTTGAAAGCATAAATCCGGCTCCTTTAAATTTTGTCATGCCCTAAGATAGTAAATCTTAGAATATTTATATGGTTTCAGGTATTAAACTGCAAATATTAATTACCTTTTCTTTATTTTATCCAAATAAAGAATCCGATTCATCCGACAAATCTGATGTCAACTGAATAAAATCATCCTTCATTTCTTTCCCCATTGAGAAAATAATTAAAATAATTGCCACTAATAATGATGGTAAAAATGTTATACAAAATATTACCATAACAAATAATGATTTAAAAATAAATTTTACCATATTTTTTATTCTTCTGATTCTTTCTTCTTGCCTGGAGCTTTAACTTTGATAACATTAACCTCTTTTTGAATCTTCTCAGTAATCCTACCCTTAAGTTTATTGTACTCCTTGATCGCTCCCAGCTTGTTTGTAAGGTCTGCATGCTGCTGAATAAGGAATAACATCTGCTTGTCTACGAACTGATCTGTAAGCCCCTGTTCCTCTAACAGCTCGTTAATGTGGTTAAAAACCTTAGGATTACTTAATAATTGACTTGCACAAACACAGGCAGTTTGATACCAATTAGGCTTCTTTTGGTCGATATCATAAACTTCAATATAGGTCTGAACCCCATTACCAAAGAACTCTTTTGAAACGTACAATCGGCAGAATTCCTTCTGTTTCTCGTTCAATTCATTTATTTCTTCGTTTTCTTCCATACTTTACAACTTTTGTTTAAACAAAATATTTCACGTGGAACTTTTGTTAAAACGAATATATGAAAAAATAAGCTTAAAACCTAATAATTCTATGATATTAGCCAATAACCTAATTTTACTAAACCATAAATAATGGAAATTAGGAATAGAGGTAATAGTATGTAGTTTCTGTAGTAGTAGTTTATTTTATGGATGTTTAAAGGGTTTCTTTTCATTGGATGGTTAGTTCTTGGCCTAAATCAAAGAAAACATTTTGCAGTTGATGGATGTATTTTACAGTGCATAAATAATGATCTTCATTTAAATAAATATCCCATTCTTCGGAGTCAGCTAATGTTCTTTCTATATCTAATCTTTTACCATTATTGAAAACTTTCATTTTGTTAGGATCTCTTAACCCTAGCTTAATTAACCATTCTTCTGTGATTTCAATAGGCCATACTTCATCATAAATAAGTTCTGTTGTGGATTCGCCATAATTATCTGGAATTGTAAAATTTACTCCATTTGTATCAATAGAATCTATTATAGTTTCATACAAATTATTTTTAATGCCTTTCGCAAGTACTAAATTTCCAATTCTTAGCTCTTTTATATCTATCATCTCTCTTATGGTTAGTTATTGTTTTGGTAGGATAAATTAAAATCTTAATACAGGATAATCCATTGGAAGTGTTATTCGAACTAAAGTCCTGTGAACCGTTTTATCAATTGGCAGTGATTCATGAATAAATTGACTATTACCATAATAAATTGTATTGGGCTTTAAGATAAATCCTTCTCCTAAATCATTTAAATGAGTGCAATCGCCTCCGATTCCTGGATCATTATTAAATTTACCATTCCATCCTTTACATCCTGGATAATTTGAGGCTATAATCATCCCGCCTGTTGTTGATTGATAAGAAAGTTTATGTTCTTTTGACGAAAGACTTCTACCTCCTTCTCCAACTTTCCAACCATTACCTCCTCCATTACCACTTCCCCATTTTAAACTTGGTAAATAATTACCATCAATGTGTGCTCCCCCTCTTCTCTGGGTAGTATTCTTTTCTACTACTTTTCCATCAACAGTAAGATATGCTATGCCTTGTTTTTGTGGCAATACTTCAATCATTGACCTAATCAGTTCTTTAAATTCTTGTGGAATTTCCGATAGACTTTTTAAGTCAAACGGCAGCATTTTTATTTCTCCGTTAAAAGAAGGTATTACTATTGCTTGTAATTCTTTTGATATTGAATTTATCATCTTTCTTCTTAATTTTATCTATTGATTAAATATTGTCTTCATCTTTGTCAAAGTCTTCCAATAACAACTCAAGAAAAGCTTTCATTTTTTCTGGCTCCCTGAAATGATTTAAAGGAACATCATAATAAAGATTAATACTAGCCTCTCCTTTTCTGAATTTATTATAAATCCTAAAAAGATTCGTCAGGGGTTTGACATAAATATTTATTGTCTTATAAACAACATAAGCGTATCCTTCGAATTGAATGTGATAAAACCATCTGCCATCTGTTTTTGTAAAACGTAATGAGTCATCAAGATTTTTTCTGAATCCCAAATCTTTGATTACTTTATCAAACGAATCGTGTGTTTTATTGCTTCCCATTTTCTACTTTAATTTACTAATTATTACCTATTTAACCTAGTATTTCATAGGGGAGTTGTCCACTATTTACTTATTTATAACAATGTTTTTCCCTTTAACATACTTCATCATTGTTGTTAAATTTATCTGGGAATAAAATACTTCTGTATTCCTTATAGAGTATTTCATAGAATCTTTTTTCTTGTTTATAATCTTCTAGCATTCCCAATACATGTTTTTCATCTCTCTTTCGTGGTTGCCTCTTAACCAAGCTAAATAGGTTAATAAAAGTCCTACTGATAATCCGTATATAAAATTTTCCATACTCTATTTCTTTACTTTAATTATAACTGCTTTAACTAATTTAGACGTACTTCCACAGCATAATATCTGTAGTCTTGGGTCTCTGATAGTAAAATCATATTCATAATCTATTTAGTAATGTAGGTTTCTTTTTACCACTGATTTTAAAGGCATATTTCAAAGCTATTAAAACTTTACCTGTCATTGGTTTTGTGCCTTTAAATAGTTTTATCCATTCCATTTATTTTATCCTTTATAGTTTAATGTTGTTCTTTTCGCAGAATTTTTCAAAAGCAACTTCTCTTATATCAGGAGTCAAATAAACGGCTCCATAATTTTCTTTCAACAACCCTTTTAATCTGTTGTTCTCCTCTTTATTCTCATTTTGCAATGCTCTTGCCTTCAAAACTATTCTTTTCCTCTTTTGATACATATTTTGTTCACTAGATTTTGAAAGAGCGTTTTTCATATCCTTAATTAAACAAATATGTTTTTTGTTATTAAGCTGCCTATTCAATTCTTTGTTCTCTTCCTGTAGCTGTTCTATTTGCTTTTCATAATTTTCAATTAGGTCGTCTAAACTGTACCCTTCATATTTTTTAAATTCATCGTTATATTAATTATTATTTAAAGTCTACCAATTCAAGTTCGCTTTCTACAAACTCTTCGAAATACATTTTCCCTTTCTCATCATGAAGCATGACCATATAAGAATACTCATCATCCAATAGGTCTTCTTCAAATTCTGCAATCACGCCCACTTCTGATTTATGGTTTTTATTATTGCACCATACGTGCTGTTTTAATTCAAATTTTTTATTCTCCATTGTTTTTCTGATTATACTTAACTAATACCTCTGATGTCATACTCTATTCCTCTTTTTGATTTAGTTTAACTCTATTTATAGATTTATATTCTTTAAATCAGAAGGAGGAAATGTTACCCTGTCTGGAATATTATTTATAATATTTTTAGGAGGCATAATACTTAGATCAATAAACCAACCGCCAATAATTGAAATAATATACGATACTCTTCCATGTGGCTTTTCTATTCTTTCCCATTTAAAATTGCACTGTTTCCAGATAGTTTCGCCTATACAATTGTCGATAACCTTTATTAATTCCTCTTCTGATTTAGCATCTTCTGTCCAAGCCATAGCCATTAAATCCATATCACTATGCATACTTCCATGAAGAGCTAAAGCGTATCCACAATCTAAAGCAGCTTGTCTCATACTATTGTAAAGTATTGCATAGAAAACTGGCTTACCTTCAATTTTTATTTCACTTTTATCCTTCATTTTCTTTAATCATTTTATTTATCATATCCACAATTCTAGCTATTTCATAATTAATTAAAGTTTCTTGACTATAGGGATTACTGCCTGCCGTAGAAACTTTTCTGCTCTCTACTTTTAGTTTTAAATCCTTAAGTGTTTGAATTCTTGTAGACTTTCGATCTTTATCAAGCATTTCATTAAATGCATCATGTAATTTTTCTGCCATAACTTCCTTTTCTACGTCTCTTTCTTTCATATTACTGTTATCTTTGGTTTAATCACTTTAAACATCGAATTCTACTCCAAACTTAAGTTCAATGATATGCTTCATACAGTTTTGTTTTATTACTTGCTGTTGGTGAACATATTCCTGAAATTGTCTACATAATTTTTCAAGTTGATAAATAGTTAGATTTCCATCACCAGGATAAAACGGCTGTTCAACTTTGATTCCTTTATAGTGAATTGGCAGGTACATATCATCAGACATGTAAACCATGTGTTCTTCTTTTAACTTTGTCATATCACTCTATTTTTAGTTAAATACTGTATTACTTCTTAAAAATTATTTCAGACATTCTCTCAAGTCTCTTTTTTCGATTTTCATTAATCGTTTCATGTATATCATAAAAATTAACATCTGCCCTTGATTTTGAAAGTGTGTATCCATGCTGGGCCATAAACCATAAGAAGTAATCTATAATGTAAATTTGTTCGTTCACCCAATTTCCATTTTCTTGATACCATTCGTTTTTTGAGTAATTTTCACTAATTGCTTTGAATAGATCTTTTTGATCATGGAAATCTTGCATAAACTTAGGTAGATGCTTTCCGGTTTTTACATATTCAAATGGCTCTTTCATATTACCTTCTTATCGTTTAAATATTTAATTACTTCTTTAAAATCCTCTGTGGTTAACTTTATAAATGTTTTTACCAGTCAGAGCCTCCAGAAGATCCGCTATCGTAAGAACTTCCATAATCATAACTTGAGGAATCACTACTACTTGACCAGCTAGACCCAGAATCATAAGAACTACTATCGTGGTGACTTGAATGATGATGGCTATCATGGCTTGAATGACTTGATACATTATCGTAATTTGATGAATTGTCGCTATAACTATTACCTGAATTGTTGTTGCTGTCGTTATTCCAAATAGAAAATGGATTTAGTGGATTCATGGGATTCAAAGGATTTGTTGCCCCGAAAGAACCATTATTATAGCTTGAATTAGATGCGCTATCATGGGAATAACTTTTACCATATCCACCATTTGAATAACTTGATTTTTGCTCTTTCTTAGGAGCCTGTTTTTTGTTGAATAATCTTTTAAACCAGTTCATATTATTTTATTTTTAGTTAAACATTTAATTACTTGCTCAAGCTCTCCTTTTTCCTTTAAGCTTTTATTCTTGTATACCTCGTAATGACTTCCTGTTACTTCTACTACTTTCCAGTTTTCTTTGACATAAATAACTCTCGAATCTGTAGTATCGTAATGTATAAAGCCGTGTTCTCGGAGATGAAAGATGGAGGTTATCATAGTTAAATTTTATTTATTAGCTTGTCCAAAAGATGATAAACTCCAGCAGCTATTTTATAAATAAAATGGAATATTATTTCGTAGAATTTATATAGTCCATATAAGATGGCAAAAACCAGAGCTATATTGAACATAATAATTAGTACCATTGCAATTAAGTCTTGTATTTCGTCTTTATCCATATTCTATTTATTTGTCTGTCTGTGAATAAAATAAGTCATCAACTTGTGGCCCGTAATTCTCGTAGGCTATTCTATAAGCTTCTTTGTAATTATCTGCCTCTACTTGAAATTCTGGCTGATCTTGTTTTCCTTCTTCGAAGAATATCCAAATTATTTTATCTTTCATCTGTCTTTATCTATTAGTTAGTAAATAGGTTAGCCAAGGATTTCCATTAAAGCTTCATTAACGGCTTTATCATATTCAATCATAAGCTCATTTTTACCCCATCCGGTTTTCTTTGAGATCTTTTCCTCGAAAATCTCTCTGATACGTTTAAAAAGTTCTTTGTTCATTTTTATTTGATTTTATGTCTTCTAATAATTCTTCGGCAACTTGTAAGCCTTGTTTAAGATGAAGCCTTTTTAAAATAGTCACCAGTACTTTTATTGACACCTCCATCCTTTCTAAAAATTCAACATCTTCTCTCATAATTATTCTATGTTATGGTTTAAGTTAAAGGGTTAGTAATTAAAAAGGGAGACAACGGTCATGGTTTCCCTTTGGCTTTCCAAACACCTCAGATGTTTTATTACAATCTGGACATTTGACATATATTTTTTTGATTAAAGATTCAAACCACCATTTTAAAAGTTGTTTTCTTCTTCTGTAAAAAGAAGGAATGGTGAAATTCCAATAATCTGTTTCTTTATCCCATTCTGCATGAAATCCATCCCAATATTCATGACACTTACATCTTTCACATATCTCAAAACTCGAATCTGTATAAGGAGCTATTTTGTGATCTTTTACAAAACATGTCCAAGAAAATTTATGTCTACTCATATATATTACTTACCTATGTTTTAAAAATTACTTTTATTTAAAGGTGCAAACTGTAAACTACCTTCAACTGGGTTCCCATGGTCAGATTCAATAGAAAGTATTCTTCTGTCTTTACCTGATTTAATTCTATCAGCGCTTGCTAAAATTGCAGCAGATACAGGATTACTCGAATAGATTATACTTTCACTACCGTCTATGAATTTTACTTTGTATAGATAGTTTTTCATTTTTCTTTTCTCTTAATCTTATCCAATCATTGTAATTATATATAGTTACCTTATTACCTGATTTAGTGTAGTAGAAAGTCATTTAACTAATTGGTTTTCTATTTCTACTAATGCTTTAAATATCTCGTGTGCTACTTGAGGAACTATTGCGTTTCCTAGGGCTTTAATTCTGTCCACCCTATTGGATATCCCATCATTTCTTCCACAAATTGGGGGTTGAGTTGGGAAGTCTTTCCAGTTTGTGCAAAGTAATCCGGCAAACTTATTCCTCTCGAAGACTGCTCCATCATATCTTCCAAAGTCTCCTTCGACCTTGCTCCTTTGTAATCTCTCGCTGTTGGTGTTGGTATCAAGTATGTTCTCACATAAATTCCTAGTGGCATTCCGAACCCGTTCCCATTGATCCCCTTCGCTATAACTTTTTGTCTTCTCGCTTCCCATTTCTCTAAGTCTTCTGATTCGTTCGGATTGCAAGCTGTCGGAGTGGGCAACAATCCAGACCCTATCTCTTTTGTGTGGGGCATTGACACCGCAAGCTGGAATAATAAACGTTTCCGTTTTATAACCTTCATTTTCCAACGAAGTGAGCACTTCGTCGAGTGCCAGGTTGATGATTCCAGGAACATTCTCGCCAACAACCCATCGTGGCTTAACCTCTCTGATAACTCTAAGCATTTCAGGCCAGAGGTAACGGTTATCTTCTTTTCCTTGCTGCTTTCCTGCAACTGAGAAAGGTTGACATGGGAATCCTCCTGAAATAATGGTAACTGGTTCTGGTTCCCACTTTCTACCTTTTCCAATTTCTTTGATGTCTCCATATTGAATTGCATTTGGAAAATTCTTCTTTGAAACTTTAAGACAATAAGGATCTATTTCACTTATCCATTTAGTTTTTATTCCTGCCCAACTTGCAGCAAGAGGGAAACCTGATATACCGTCGAATAAAGATCCTAGTGTTAGTGTCATTTACTTTTATTTACTTTCCTTGTTAGTTCAAATAAACAGTAATGAATTGCTTTCATTAAATCTGCTGGCATCTCTGATTTTTGAAATCCTGTTGTGCTGTATCTTGAAATATACTTTGCAGCATTTCCTGTGTTAAATCCTTTGCCTAAAGTTTCACTCTGGGTTAATCCTCTTGTTGGTAAATCAGAGTTTTGATACTTGTCATCGTAGGTAGAAGCTAGATAGTTAATAACATCTTCGATTGACTTATAAAAGTCTGGATCAGCTTCTTTGATTTTATCCAATGCTTCTTTCATAGTTCTTTTAGTTTACGCTTGTACTTTTCTTTAATTTCAATCAATTCATCTTTGCCGAACTTGTAATTCCTTGATCCATCTTTTAAAGATTCCAACTCTTTTACATAATCTTCACCGTATCGCTTTACTAATCCTTCTCTATATCCAAGTTCATTTCCATCAAGGAAGAGATTACATTTTAAGCAGCTTTTATGGCAATTCATTTCATTAAAGATTAGTCCTTTGAATATTTCGGCTTTAAAGTAATGTGAACCTTGCCACGGATCTGAATAAGTTGTTCCACATGAAATACAAGGAAGGTTTTCATCTCGCTTTCTTATCCATGCCTGGAACACTTCTCTCGCTTCTTTTTTGTACTCGGATAACTTTTTAGTAGCCTCTCTTAACTTCTTCTTTCTTACCTTCCATTCACTTAATTCTTTCACTTCTTTTTGCTTCTTTACAAGCTCAATAGCACACTTATAATCGCATACTTTTTGAAGTGGTGCATTAGGTTTAAACTCCTTTTTGCAAACCTTACAGGGCTTCTTTTTGAGTTCTTTTTTGATCCTAATTACCTTCTTCTTCATTTTCTAATTTACTCATTATCAGTTAGTTATACAAATTTATGGACAAAAAATATATAGAATTTTTCCACATTAAGATTCAATCTTTATTGATTTTATGCTTAGATAACTCTTCTGCTTTTGTTGTCATTTTCTCTAAGAAGTTTAGTCTGTTTATCCTTGGCATCATCGAGAACAAGTAAGCACAAACAGAAACATCTTTGGATAAATTTATAATCTCATCTGCTTCTTGTCCTTTAAAAACTCCTTGTGTTATTATAGCTACCTTATTTAGTTTTTTCTGTAGATACTTTATTTCTTGATTGAATTCGCTTTCTTTCTTTCCCTTCTCTATTCCGTTTTTTCTTAGTGCTTCGATCCTTGATTCAAGTGAAAGTAATTGCGCATGAAATGACCTGATAAGCAAAAGAGTTTTAGCATCGTAATTCATATTTCATCCTCTTTTGTTAATGATTCTTTAAAGCTTTGATATTTGATTCGGAACGGATAGTTGGTTTCTAAAAGATCTTCCGTTGCTTTCAGTGAATGAATAACTGTTGTGTGATCCCTTCCTCCAAACATGTTCCCAATATTAGAATAAGGTAATTTGACTATCATCCTTATTTGGTGTATTGTTATCATTCTTACTTCTACCAGGTTTCTTTTCCTGCTGGGGCTTTTTAGCACTTCTTCGGTTACCTGAAAATACTTACAAGCTTGGTTTAGTATCTGTTTCGAGTTTGCTAACATCTTCACTTTTTGTTCCGGTGTTATCTTGATTATCGTAAATTCCATATCTTTCGTTAATTCGTTTGCACATTTCTTTTCTTTTCTCATCTTCTCTCTTAACTGCTTCGTTTCTTTCTGGTGTTGGTACATAATCACAATAGTTTTCCATGTTCATGTGAAAAATGATTTAGATTGTTTTTTCTTTTCAACTTCGTATAACTTTGGATCTTCTTCGCTTTCTGTTAACAATAAACTTTTTGAATCAAAGTTGTAAACCAGGTCTATAATATCCCCTGTTCCTCTCTTGTCGTACATTTGAATCCATCCTTTATTTTTCATGTACTTAATATTATCGTCTGAGCTTAAGAACTGGTCTATTATTTGGCTCATCATAACTACAAAGTCAACGTTATCCAGAATCTTTTCTGATCCTCTAATGAACGGCTGAAGATCTCTGGTATGTTTATCGCATCCTTTGGTGACGTGACAGATCAAAATGATGTAAATGTTTTCCTGTTTTGCAAGATCCTTAAGTTCCTTTGAATGGGTAGTATAAGATTCTGTTTCATTGCCTACATTTGCCATCATTGAAAGTCCATCAATTGCAAGCTGGTCTACTCTTCCGTTAATTGATTTAGATTTTCTTACAAGTTTGTAGTAATCATCAATTGACATGCTCCCACGTGAATTCACATAAAGATTATTACCGTAAAGATCCCTGAATTTGGTTTTTAGCTCTTTCCTGATTTGTTCAATTCGTTCATTATTTTTGGACTTAAAAGCATTTGTAAATTCATAGTCATAATGTTCAGAAGATCCCCAGCTACCATCAACTTGAAAGCTCATATTCATTAATCTTGACATAAACTGAAACACTCCCATTTCCATGTTAGAATAAATTCCAGTACAGTTATTTTGATAGGTTAAAACATTGTGTCTACAACCTTGTAGGGCTAAGAGGGATTTTTTACTTCCCCCTTTCCCTATATAGGCTCCAACTGTTCCTCTTAATTTATTCCTTAAAGTCTTGTCAATAGATGGCATACAAGTAGTTAATGGCCTTTCAACATCTCCTTCTGCTGATTTTAACCAATCATCTACAAGCTCCTCAGGTGTTTTAAGTTCTATTTCAGGATCAGGTACTGAATGAGTTAAATTGTTCTTAATCTTTTCTAGGTGATCCATATAAAATTTCGATACTTGGTTTAATTGATTCTTCTACTAACTTATCCACAAAGTCATAATACTTACTCACGTATTCTTTTTCCTCTGAATAGAAATGAGCTATTACTTTTTGCTTTACCAATAAAGCCGATTCCATTTCTTTGAAAAGCTTTTCGGTTTTCTCGATATACTCCAAGCATTTGTTTATATGATCCTCTTCAATTTGTAATTTCTTCATTAGAGCCTCTGTAAGCTCTTTTTGATACGCGCCCTTGATGAACTCTGACTTCTTCAATAAAGTTGCTGACAATTGATCTAAAGCACCTTTTTGATACTGTCTTAAAACATTTAATTCACTTGCTGTCATTTTGCAGTTGGATTTTAAGTTTTTCAAAATGCTTTTCTAAACTTTCGGCATCAATCACAATGTTCTTCCAAAATTTATCAGTAAGAGCAAATTGGGCTACTTCTGCTACCTGATCGTAGGTGTATTTTTTTTGCTCCATTAGTTTCCTGATAAACGGAACCCATTCGCTTGTTTTCTTTAAAGGCAAATCTTTATTGTTTGGAAATGCCATTACAAAGCCTTTATAAATCCTGATAGATGCATCAATTACTTTATATCCCATATCTGATTCTGGAAGTTTACAATCTTCAATTTTTAATTCTGACATCGTTCTTTCATTCCCTTCCATATACTCTCCTTTCCTTTCCTTTCCAGACGGGAACGTTCTTGGAACGTTCTTGGAATATTCTTGGAATAGTTTTTCAATATTCTCTCTTGGAATTTTACTAGTTTGAGGTTTATCTATTCGTTGATGGATTTTAAATGTGGGTATCAGATAATAGCTTTCAAAATTATATTCAAAAGGTATTAGCAAACCGGCATCTTCTAATTCTTTAATCCATCCCTTGACATCACTCAATCTCATATCCTCCCTATGGGGAAATATTTTAGACTTAATCCAATTAGCATTCCTTCTAATTATTCCTTCATCATCACAGAAATTCCACATTCCTATGTAAACCAAGTTGGATTGGAGAGAATAACGAGACATCTTTTCATCATCCCAAAATTCTGGTTTGATCGTTCGTATTCTTGCCATTTTATATAGGTTTTAAGAACATGATTTCATTTGCAGCCTTAATCCATAAATCTTTTAATGTTTGTCCATATTCAGTTGGAACACTGCCATCATGACCACCTGATATTCTACATATGTATGAATTTAAGTCATGGCAGAATCCTAATTTTGAACTATTAATTTGACCAAACATGGCCCATCCATAAGTTTTCATATCATCGTAAAGCCTACCTAATATTGTAGTACTCCCCCAATTCGTATCAGCATTAAAAGGGCCGTCTTCTAAAAAAAGAATCTCATATCTTGATCCTTTTATTGCATTCTCATATTTCTCAAACTTAAAATGATGCTGCGTTGGCTTAACTTCTACAAGAATTGGTGTATGTCCTTTGATTAAGAAATCTGGTGACCAACCATTTAAATCAAACGGCTCATATTCATATTCCCATTTACATAGATCAAAGAAAGCTGCCCATCTAGCCTCTAGCTTTGATCTATAAAGTCTGCTCTTATATAGAGTAGGCTTTGGTGTTATATCATAATTTATATTCATCTACCGTCAATATTAGAATGGTAGAATTGAATCATCTTCTTCTTTAGTCAGGTCAAATGCTTTTATAATTTGATCTGCTTTTTCTTTAACTTCTGATTGATTATTTTTTTCTACTTCCCATTTCCATGCTTTTAGTTCAGCATACCATTTATCGTTATACTCTCTGGATTCTGGGTTATAGTGTACTTCGATGGAAGTATTAGGTGTGAGTTTTTCTGCTGCATCGGCTTTGTCTCCGTATGCTGAGAAGCAAACTTTTTTTGGATACTGGTCGGTTGTTTCAAGAACAAAAACAGTTCTTCTCCATTCTTTACCATTCTTTCCGTTACCAGTTTCTTTAGGTAGGACTTTTAAAATTGTTCCTTTTAATTGTGTCATTTGTTATAAGTGTTAAATTGTGGTTAAATTATTTCAGAATCCGTTGAACATCTGTGGATCTTCCTTAATCCTCTTTTTAAGTATTGCAGAGAAGGTTTTCATTCCTAGAAAGAATCCTATAGACATTCCAATAAATAAAGAAGGTAAGAGAATTTATATTTTCCATTACTTGGATATTTTGGTCAATTAGTTTTTTAATGTGTTCCAGTTCCATTATTTCTTTGTTTGTTCCTTTTCAATTAATTAAATAGCTACCAACTTATCTTTCCTAATTGCCTGTAGATTTTTAATTGATGATCCCTTGCGGTAATGATTCCAGGCAGATACCAATAATCTGACTTTTTCATCTGCTGGAAGTTTATATTTATTGATTGAGTCTCTTATGAGTCTTTCTCTAAATCCTCTAATTGGACAATCAGGAGAAAGATCTAATCCATTGATAAGCTTTTCGAAGAATAATTCTGCATCTGTTACACTGATCTTTGAAAGAACAAAATACATTCCACCAATAAGAGATACAGGAAGCAATTTAAACTTGTGGTATTCTTTAGAAACAATTTGAGCTATCTCTAATACAAACTCATTTTCTTCTACAAACTTTTGAATGTCTGCATTAGTAGGCTTGGTTGATTTATTAATGCTTTTAGTATCGTAGCATCCATTGGAGTAGTTAATAATGAATCTTGCTATTGCAGCTACCAACGTCGGGTTTTTAATTCCGTTAATTGCAAGAACATCTCCGGCAGTTCTCATTACTCCAGTATCTAGCTTATTAAAAATATCATCATCTAAATCTGAGATTATAAGCATTTCAACTGTTTTATTTGATTTTACTATTGCATGGAGTCTATGTTGACCGTCTAATAGTTTTCTAGTTTTAGATATTTTAATTGCTTCTCCAGTTAGGCTCCAGTTACCTTTAAGCATTTCTTTGGAGTAGGCATTAATAGAAGATTGTTTTAATGGTCTGTTTGAGGTGTTTAATTCCAATAGTTGTCTAGCAATTTCTGGAGTTACTTTTCTTATTTCTGTCTTCATTGTTAGTTAAAGTTTATTTTTATTAATCAATTTTTGTATGTTCTATTTTTAATATCAAAAATCATTTCTTCTAAAATATCCTGAACCATTGGCCCATCATTAAAATTTGCATAAATCTCAAACCAATAGAATAATGATTGAGCGTAGGTTTTGATAATTTCCTGATCTTCTTTTGTTAGCTTATTTTCCATCATTTTTATTGGTTTCCTTTTTAATTAAAATACAGTGGTAGTCTTTTATTTGATCTATTATTATTTTGTCTTGCTCAAATAAGACGAATACAGTGGGGCCAGTCCTCTTTATTTATTTTTTGAGTGCTCAAACCACCTCTTATTTTGTCGAGTAATTCAGTAGGTGTTAGCATATCAAAACAATTTTTTCAGCTGGTGGCAAAACTTTATAAATCGCCATGCAACTATTCCAGCCGAAAGAAGCAATACTGTTATGGTGGTTATAAATTGTTGTTTCATTTTATTTTCTCAATGGTTTTTACACTGTTAGCCTGTATCTTTTGCCTAGCAGATGGTCAATTCCATCCAGTAACAGTGTTCTCAAAATGTACTTACCAAGGACTTAGGTCTTAAAGACAACCAGATAAGTACTTCTAGCCTTGAAACTAGATTGAGTATTTTTATCCTGTCCATTTTCCAGAATGGAATAATGTGTTAACGTTGGTAAGGGAATCGAACCCTCTCGTCTTCGGATCAAATCCATATATCCATTATAGATACAACACACTATCTCTCTATCAAACAACGCTACTGGAATAGCTGTATCAAATTTTGGGAGTCTCTCAACTCGCACGTCCAACTGTTTTAAGAACTATGACACTGTTTAACTTCAAGCAGGATAAATTCTTTTAATATTTTGGCGGAGTTTCCGGTATCAATCCACAGCCTCTCTTTCTTTTTTCATAGCTGTTATTTTTTATCTACACATTTCAGCACAAAGTAGAAGGGCGTTAAGTCTTGATTGTTTATCATCAGGATCCCACCAGGTAAACTCATAATTATATGGCCTAAACATCATTAGTTCGTCCTTTTCAGTATAGAAAGAATCCTTAAATAATCTAAAGGCCGTAGAGCTAACCGCTGGACAACAAAACCAATTTCTACCATAGAAAATACTTTCAGCGGCTTCTAAATAAATATCTCTTCTTTGTGCTTTAGTATATTTCATATTTCTAATATCTTTTAGGATATACATATCCTTTGTTATTGTTATTTCTGCTGGTTTTCATAGCTAATCTAATTTCTGTTTATAATGATTTATTATTCTTTCCATTTCGATACGGTAGTATTCCTTGAAATCTTTACATCCCTTATTTTCTTGCTCAAAGTTTCTATACAATACTCCTCTTAATCTTTGACTAGGTGTTTTAGTCTCAATGTCTGCATCTACTGAATCAATTAATTCTTCTTCGTCTTTTGTTACCTGGGCATCCTTAATGAGTACAAACACTGCCTTCTGATGCATTTGGTCTATAATTTCCTTTTGCTCTTTATTCGGTTCGTTCAGATTTAAACTTATTGACCAACTCCTATCTCTTAGAGGTCTGTACCCATTTAGGATTGCAGGTATTAAAATTTTATTTACCATGTCTTAGAATGTCAATTGTTGATAATACTTCATAAATTTTTTCCAGAATTTGTCCATTGCTTCATGAGCCTTTTCTATATCCTCTTTTAATTCATCCCTAGAAATTGTAACTATATGAAGTGGCTTTAAAACAAACCTATTATCGAATGAAATGAAGTCTAACGATTCTAAGTCTTCGTTTGCAATGAAATATGAAAGTGTCTGATAATAATATTCGTTAGGTATTCCTCCTTGTCTTATGTACTTAACATGAGTTTGAGTCTTGGGACATTTAATTTCAATCGCTTTTGAATACTTGCCATTTACAGAAATCAAACCATCAGGAGAAACCCCAAACCATTCGTAATTATCAGGCTGAATAAATCCAACCAGCTCCACCTTAACTCCCCTTTCTTCTTCGTATGCTACCCTGGCTAGTGGTTCCATATCTGTTCCTCTTTGCATCTCAGCCGTCACATATCCGTCTTCTTTTTGCTCAGACACTATTTCTGCAATAAGCCTATCTATAAGAGATAAATTATCTGCTGCCATCAAATCCTTAAGCTTACTAGCTGTGACCTTTCCTAATCTTAGGTTATGCCATTCTGGACTTCCTTGTTCTATGTTTTTATAAACAATCATTATTGTAAGGTTGATTTGAGTTTATCTTTTAGCTTTATCACTTCTTTGTCTGCTTGCATATTTTTAGGAAGAGATGAATATGTATCTCTAAGTTGTTCAAGCGATTCACAAGCATTTAATTTGCTAATTGCTTCAGAGTTATCTTCTGTTGTTGTCGGCTTAAAATCTCTTACTCTTAAAGCGTCTGTTACATCTCCAAAAGCATCTACTTTAGCTGAATACAGTTGTATCTTTTTGCCTCCCCAGTCTTCTACAAAAGGAGTTCCGTAAAGCTTCTCTATAGTTCGGCAATTGGTTTTATTAAGAATCATTGGTTTGTCTGAATCGATGAAATAACAAACCACACAATCCTCTTTTTTACCTTTTGCTCCTTTTACTTTCTCCTTTTTCAATTCTTTAATCGTTACAACTACATCTTTTCCATCAGGAAGGGAATAAGCCCCCATATAGTCATAGTTAAAGTTTTTCTTCCAATGAGTTTTTTCTTCTACTTTGCTCATATATTCTTTACTATTTTGTTAAAAATTATTTATTCAGAATTTTATCAATTCACTGTTTATCTTATCCTTTACTTCATTGTATTTATTAATGAATGTTTCAGGACTTATTTTTACTATTTTGTTTTCTTCTAGTATATGACCTACTAGTTTTTCATCTAGTAATTCTATTCTTTCGAATCCAAAATCTGAGGATACCAGAAGACCTGAATTTTTATCTATCTTCACATATTGATTAAGTGATGTAGATTTAAAGTATTGTATGTTGTTTTTCACACTGGAGTAAGTTTTAGTTGAACATTTATTTAGTAGAGAGTGAGGGATTCGAACCCCCATTCTATGTACACTTGAATCAAAAGTTTGCATCATCTTTCAAATGCTTTTAACTTGGCTAGTCTTACAAGATTTGCACTTGCTTCTAACTTTTGTGCGTCTATCTGTTTCGCCAACTCTCTATTTATAATCTGTTATAAAACCTTATTTAGATTTTAACTCTTCGATTAATTTATCTACTGCTTCTCTTAAACATTCTGCCTTTATTATAGCGCATTCAACATTGTTTACACCTAACCATCCTTTCACATTATCTAATTGAAAGTCTACTTGCTCTATTGCTGGCTTCTTTGTTATATCATAAGGCCAATTAGTTTTTATATCTTTCATGATACTTATAGTTTATTCTGTAGCTTTAATAAAGGGGGAATATAAAGATCCCCCTATTTTTAGTCCTTTGATTTCTTAAACATCTGAGCAAAAGGATTGTAAACCCTCTGACAAGTAATTAATGAATCCTCTTTAATCTCAAGTGTTGTGTGGTTTTTTGTTGTTATGATTGCTTGTCCTTTAACCATAAATGTTTCGTTGATCTTATCAAGCTCAATTACTTGTTTTGCTTTTTCTACCCAATGCCCTTCAGTAGACGAAGGAGCTACGTTAATTTTTTTTGTTACTGTTTGCATGATTTAATTTTTAAAGTGATTAAAATTCGTATTCCATTTTTGAGAAATATTCATCTCCTGAAATAGTGCTTAGATTTTCAAATTCAGACGGAGACATTTTTTCTATAATAGCCTTACCTTCCTCCGAGAAAGAAGTAGAGAATCTTTCTCCTTGTCTTCTAATAGATTTTATATGGTTTTTTAATTTTGAAGGGATTACATATAAGGAAGCAATTGCATCTTTGGCCTTATTAAACTTCGGCTCAACCCCTAAGTAAAACATTCTGTCAGTTGATGGACAATAGCATCTTACATAGGCTATTTTATATCCATTTAAATCTCCAGTGAATAAAGTATACACTCCAATGTTCATTCCCTTTGTTGTGCCTTCTAAGTACTTTTCGTCTTTCTTATTAACATAAGTGTCAACTTCTTTTAGGCACTCGGTGAAGAAATTAGAAACATAGTTGTCTCCATACAATTCTGTCATCAACTGAATACAGGCAGATTTTACTTCTTCATTTCTTTCATTAAAGAAATCCTGTAATGAATAAGATTTGTTCTTTATGTCTTCGAAATACTTCTTAGATATAGCCCTTCCGTGTACATAAAATTGTTCATAGCCATCTGCCCATTTAATTGAAGAAGATTCTATTGAATGAAGTCTATTATTTTCATCTCTTTGAATTCCGGTTGGCAATTCTGATACAATACAGAATCCTTTTAATTGTATCATGTCATAGATTCCACATTGAATCAATGAAGAGAACTTTTCAAATCCATCATGCTCAACTTTAATCCCTATTGATTTGAAATAGTGAAAGAATGACAACCAACCATAATCCCATATATTTCCATAATCCGAGAATGAGTATGCCTGTAGCTTTTGAGCCCTGACTTGATCCCCGACTTGAGCCCTGACTTGATCCCCGACTTGAGCCCTGACTTGAGCCCCGACTTGAGCCCAGACTTGATCCCTGACTTGAGCCCCGACTTGAGCCCAGACTTGATCCCTGACTTGATCCCTGACTTGATCCCCGACTTGAGCCCTGACTTGAGCCCCGACTTGAGCCCCGACTTGAGCCCCGACTTGAGCCCTGACTTGATCCCCGACTTGAGCCCTGACTTGATCCCCGACTTGAGCCCTGACTTGAGCCCCGACTTGATCCCCGACTTGAGCCCTGACTTGAGCCCTGACTTGATCCCCGACTTGAGCCCTGACTTGATCCCCGACTTGAGCCCTGACTTGATCCCTGACTTGAGGAATATTATTTCCAAAAAGATGTTTTATGAAATGAACAGCATATTGACATGCCAAAGGGGAGTCAACAAAGACAACAATAGGCTTTTCTAGTTTTGAAAACTCATATAACCAATGAATCAATTCGGTTGCTTTTGATCTATCGATTCTTGTGTCGCACTTAAATAATTTATCAAGCCATTGATGACGAATAACAGGTATTAAATCTTCCTGTTCTTTAGTGAGTTTTTCTAATTTTGACATAATTAAAAATGATTGTTAGTTATTTTATTTAAGGTTAAAGCCAGGATTAAA